TTACGGTAGTACCCTCGTAGGTGTACTGTCCGGCATTTTGTGCATCGCTATCGTTGTGCGCCAAGGCTATCAGGAACTTCCACCAGTCCCATCACGGCCTCTCTCTTTGGGTCTACCACAGACTGCCACACTAAGCTTTGCAAACCGTCCCCATGCGTAGGGACTAATGCTTATGTCAAACAACTCATGTAATTCTTGCCCGTGTCATGCTGAGGCGTTGTTACACTACCCGCCTAAAGCGATACGAGATAGCGTACTCAGTGCATCATGTTATCAAGCACTACATGTTTCTAGTAAATCATGTGTATCCAAGTTTGTCAAGACTTTTCTACTCAAATTTCGGGGCTAGTAGCACCCGCTATGCAGGAGCCAATATACTGTCTTGTGGAAAGGTTGTCAAGCCTTGATTGTGGCAAATCTTACGTTTTGCCTCGACTTCATTCAAAGCCTTTACAATACCACTTCCGTACGGAGTACAGTACTTAAAAACTAAGAGGTCAGCAAAATAGTTCTTTGCAACTTCACGGGCATTGGCTTCAGCCTTTCTAGCCTCAGAAACCCTGCTTGTTTTTACCCGTGTTCTGGTAACAACGGCCCTTTCACGTTCCACTTTAGGCTTACGTTTCGCTTTTGTCAAGGCGTTTTTGTAATCCCTTGCTGATTCTTCAGTATATCGGGACTTTGTAAGCTTGCCATTTTTCTTGCGCTTCCGGACTTTAATACGGTCAGGTACGCTTTTAAAAGGACTTTTGGGAACAGCTACCAATCTGAGACTTGTTGCACAATTTTCACAGTGTGCAGTATCGAGTTCATACTGGTATGTCATACGGAGTCGTTTCAGTTCTTTATTCGACATATTACTAGCATTTTTTAACGCTCTTGTAAAGCGTCTTTCAATGCCTTCTCGAATTTTGGAACAGTCTTCGCAGTAGTGGTTAACCTCCACCGCCTTTTTGTTCCTACGGTCCGGCAAGATGTGCCTGCACCGTGGGCATGAGATACTTTGCAAGAACTCATTAGCCCGAATTTTCATTTCGTCCTTTGAAACTGGCCGTTTATTAAACTTGCTTTTTGAGAACAAGAAACGTGTTTCAAAAGGCGTATGATTGACCTTTTCTTGCCGCTTACGGATATGACCTGAAATAGCCATTGGCTTATGTTCGTCAATCTGTGTGTGTTGCGGCAAGCCTTTGCAATACTTGGCAAAGTTTTGATCCAGTTCGTGTAAAGCTTTTCGGTAGGCTTTTTCGCAGTCTTTGCAACGAATCAGTTTACCGGACTTGTTTGTACCCGAACTTGCCAAACTGCCGTAATCGAAAGTTAAGCTCATAATGTTACTCCTGATAGGTTAGTATGTTGTACTTAACCCCGTATTTGAGTAGGATACACATTTTTCACTATTTAGTTGTAAAAGATCACCGTTATAGCTATAGCGGGATTGCCACTAATCGGAGCTATGTCGGGCATACGTACACCCCATATGCTAGGCTTGTGTTCACTCTATCAAAGCTTCAAAGGCCTTGTCAAGCGAAAGTTTGTGAGAATTTTAAAGGCTCCCTCATGCCTTGAACTTTAGGCTAGTTAACTTAAACGGGATTGTCAAGAGCTTATATCGTTATCCTAAAACTCATTGTCAGGGAGCTATTTTATTGACGCTTGATAACGCATAAACAAACAAGCAAGTTAAGCCGTTCGCCTTGAGATAGAAGCTAGTCTATCTCGTTCGGACTGTCAACAACTTTTTGAAAGTTTTTGGTGGTCCTAAATTCGTATTGAAGAGCGGCGGGGAATTGCCCCAGAAACCGCCCTTGCTGAATCTGGGAAGGTTATAGCATCGACCGTGCCAACCATGCCAAACTTTGAAAGTGGATAATAAAGAAAGTGTGAGAACGTAGGCAGGACAAGAGAATAAAAAGGTATAACCTTGCGACCGGATAATAAAAGGAAAGTACAACCTTGCCAGAACTGACCATATCAGTACAAAATCTTGTACCATACTGAGGCTACTCATTGAGAACCCTTATCAATAGAGGTTAGGAAGGCACGCCAGTAAAGGAAGTATAAAGAGTTGTACCGATAAAGAAGGAAAGTACAAGAAACTTTATTTTGAACCACGCACCGTAAAACGTCCAGAAATAGCCCTGTAAGGCATTCTAAAGAGGTACTTGATAGGAACATACTACGGAAGGTTAAAGAAGGGTTTAGAATCGAAAAAGAACTATTACATTATATAAGGGGAAGGTAGGACTATCCGAAATGATATTGACAATCGTGTTCAACTGATACCGAGAGTGAGAATCAGAATCAACAGAGAATGAGAATCGTTGTCAACTGAGCCTGAGAATCATAATCAAATGAGAGTGAGAATTGTTCTCAATTGAAAATGATTATCAATGATAGGAGCACTGGTTGTTCAGGTAAGGTCTGGGAGGGTACCGCCCCTTGCCATAAGAGAGTTTACAGAGGGATATTTTGTACGAGGGGGTCCGAGGAGGTGGGGGAGGGGCACAGAGGTGGGTTGAAATCATTATATTCCGTCCATGTATATAGAAATTTCCTAAAATATTTTTTACTAGTTTGGGTAGAGTCATGGGTAGGAATAGAAGCTTCAGAAGATTCTTACAATGCAGGGAGTAAGAGGAGTAATGGGTTTCCCATAGAGTCAGGGATAGGACCATATAGTACTTCTATACAAACCGCCCGTTAGACAAAAGAAAAGGAAGCTACTAGATTTCTCTAATAACTTCCTGTGAAGGACTACCACACTGTAGTTTTTATGTCATCAAATTCTTCTGGATAGAGGTACTTAGTATAATCATCACCGATGCAGACATGGGCGTACTCTTCGGCTAAAGCATCGAGACCTTTTATCTTTGTAGGTTCTGCTTTCTTATATTTATGATACTGCTCTTCATCCATAATTCTTGTAAGCATACGTTTACGAGAGAAGCAGGGAATGATCCTTGCAGGGAGTTCTCTCTTCTCTTGGGTATGTACATTAAAAGCTTTTCTAGGTTTCTGATATCTAGGATAGAATGTACCGAAATACGGAATATCGACTCTGTAACCTTCCCGCATTTTCTGAGCGATTACAAAGAAGATAAACTTAATTAGCTTTTTGCACTCATCGTGAGTAAGTAATGTAGTGGGTTCTATCAAAGATGCAAATTCATTTATTCTAAATGTATTAGTAGGTTTACTACTACACATCTCTTCATTGAAATCGTGAGGATTTACTTCTAAGGTTTTTGCAATGTTCGTTTTACTCATAGGTGTCCCTAAGTAATATATAGTTATATATAGTAATCTATGTATATATTTCCTGACGGAAATATACATAGGAACTATAAGTACTATGTATTAAAGTTCTTATAGTACATATAGTCCTCCTGAGTACTTGTGTATATTATATCATATTTTTTATAAGATGTCAAGTAAAAAGTATTGACAATCTGATAATTTTATGCTATAATATAGGTAAGATATGAATAGTACAACCTTGGAGGTTCTCCATGAAACCATTCCATTTAGATTCTGATTATAAAGGTAATATGATACAAGGTGCAATCACAGTGTCAGATCACTATGATTGTTTATATCTTCCTGCGGAAACACCCGTCACTTATGAAAAGCCCACTAGTGGAAATATTTTTATATTCGAATGCCCTGAAGTATTTTGGGCTAGTTTCAGAGATGACGTTCCTGCAAAGCTTCCTCAGCCAGTATCCATATTGGAAGGTCAGGCTTCTGTACCCAACCCCTATGTTCGTAAAATACCAAAGTCTTGTGCGAAAATGAGCTTCGTTTCTGAGAAGGAGACTTGGTTGAGCATCGCAGTTTTTGGTTAGGAGTAATTATGAGATTCGATAATATGGATCAGGCGTTTAATACGCCTATGGGTTCCCCAGTATTTGACCCATCCGCTATTGATCTTCCCGAAGGTGTGACTAGAGAGATGTTCGACAGTCTATTGACACGAAACAAGAAGAAAGGGGAGAGTCATTATGTACATGGTGACGCTATCTACCGAGTTCGTTTTGCAGAAGAGCAGGCTCACTTTGAACGATTCGATTCCACGTCCCAGTTATGGAGACACGTTGGGGTAGTTACCTCTCCAGACTCTGTGCATGTTGGCCCTCAAGTAACTCTGTCTGATGGGTCGGTCGGACCACTCTTTAAGAGAACTTGCGAACCGGATGTCTATCATTTTCCTGCGGGAACTATTCTATCTAACCGAGGTGCTATCTCTAATACACCACTTTGTTATAAGTTCTTGGATGGTGAGTATCCTAGATGGCGAGATGTTCAAACAAGTGTCTCCGATAATATCGTAGCGACCTTTAATGAAGATACACAAATGTACGAGGTAGACTCAGTATCTTCTGATCTTCCACAGTCTTTCCTTTACTTTGCCCGTAAGTTTTGTATAGGCGATCCTGTACCTGCTATGGAAATGTTCTATAGTGTTTGGGAGGGTACAGAGATGATAGACAAGTTCTGCATTCGTGACCGACACGTATTGGATGCTGACCTTGTGTGTGGTAGAGAGATTGGTGAATACGTCACGGCTCAAGTTCCACCTCTTGCAGGTGTGAGGGGCAAAGACTACTCTATTAAGTTTGAATCAAGAGCACCTTTCGCATTGAAAGGGTTTGGCTCAGAGCCGTATAACTCCCTTTACTATGGGTTGACTGAGAAAGCTAAGATCGCCACACAGAAGTGGGTAAGAGAGCAGGGCGTAGACTCCAATCTCTTGCATCAGACTAGAACACTAGTTTCCATGAATCAGGACTGTATTAAGCAGTTAAACGAGAAGGTTAATAACAATGATTAAACAGACAGGCGAAGTATACTATAGAGACCCTGATACTAATGAGATTGATAAATGCACCGTGCATGATCTTAGAGAAGGGGTATCTGGCGGAATCGAAGATGCACCAAAGGACTCTACTGAATATCTGAGAAAAGACGGAGCGTGGGTTCACCCCAGCATTCCAGAATTGTTGGACGTGACTCGTGAAGACGCCACTCTTGCCCAGGATTTAGACGCCAACACACATAGCATTAATGCTTTGCAGAATGTTCAGTTTATTAATAACTGCCGTATCCAGCCAAAGGATTCTGGTATCGACTTCTTTATGACAAGCGATACCAAACCTTCTTTTCAGATGGAGTCCGGAGATAGTGGTTCACGATCCTTGATAACATCTCCTGAATTTTATACAGATCGTCTTAGCTTTGGGCACGGCACAGAACAGCCTCGTGATCATACTAGTTTCCAGATTGAACGACACGTTGACGGAGATCGAGAGCTTCTTAAATTCGAGAGGCCTGTTGACGAGAAAGTGGCAGGCATGATGTCCTCTGATAAAGGTTGGGAAGGTCAGGTTCAGGGTATTGACATCCCGTCTAAGAGTGACACTGAGCAGACTAAATTCCTTCGTGGTGATGGTGCATGGGCTAATGTTCCATCGGAAGATACACAGAACCTTGCTACTGTTTTAGAAAGGGGTAATCTTGCTACCACAGGTATCGACATGCAAGATCACAGTATTGAAAATGTCAATCGTATCAAGTTTAGGCACGAAGACACTCATGGTGAGATCACTCACATGACGGATAGTGAAACTTTGGCGTTCACTTGTAATGATAAGTTTTGTGGCTCTGTTAGCCCAACGCACGGCTTTGGTGGCAAACTTAATGGCATCAACATCCCTGCAAAGTCAGAGAATCAGTCCCCTGCCATCTACCTCGCATCTGATGGTAAGTACAGAGATAAGAGATTTGGAGAAGCTTGTCGAGCATTGTCCGTCACACAGTTACTGAATGACATTCATTCTCTCGGAAAAGCTGGTGATTGGTTTTATGCTATTCAAACAGAAGAGCTTAATGGTCTCCCTATTGGAAACTACTACGTGAGATATAAAGAATTTGAACCTTATGTATGGTTTCTTGAGGCAGTTACTGATGGTACTAATGCAGACACAGCATTCGATACCTATATCACGGACCTCGCCGCTAACTTTCAGTGGAAGAAAGTGAATTAATTTAAGAAAATACTTGACAAACTTTATAAAGTATGTTATAATATAAGATAAGGTTAATAGTTATACCTTACAACTTTAACACCTTGGAGTGATTATGGAAATCCCTGATGCAAGCACTGTGGGGAGTGCGCTTGCAACATCTGGTATTATCACAGGACCCGTAGCTTATAAACTCTTACGGTCCCTTGATAAGTTTCAGGTTGAACTTAACAACATGAAAGACCAAGTGGCTGCGATGGAAGAACGAGTAGAGAAATTGGAAGACCGATTAAACTCTGGTACACGGGATGCGTGTAAACCGTACTTGCACCTCCATGCAGCAGAAGGCACTTTGCACTACCACGGAGGCTAATATGGCTAAAACGCCAAGGGGAGCTACCAAACAGGGTGCTGCTGCTGAATTGATGAGAAGACTTCATAAGATGGATTATGACCCTCTGGAACAGTTGATCGAACTGGCTGGACGTGGTGACATGTCTACTAAAGAACTTCTCAAACTTAACGAAATTTTGATGCAGTATCGCTACCCTAAACTGAAAGCTCTCGAAATTGACCAGAAGACTAAACAAACAGTAAGTATTAATCTCGATTTGGGTGACGTAAGTAACGGGGATAATACAAAGGGTATTGAGAATCTTCTTCCAAATGCAACTGTTACTGAACTCGACTTCGAAAAAGAGAAAGCCGAGGCCAGAGCTAAGCATGAAGCCGAGAAGAAAGAAGAATCTCAGAACGTATTCTCAGAACTATTTTAATAACTTAGGAGAACAGGATGGAGTTCAAGCTTAATTATAAAGCGTCTAACACATTCGCAAAAATTCACCGAGACAAAAACAAATATATCTTTGTTATGGGTCCGGTTGGTTCAGGTAAGACCTCTGGTTGTATCTGGCATTTGTGGATGAATGCAGCTAAACAGATTCCTCAGCAAGATGGTGTACGAAGAAGTCGTTATGCGATCGTTCGTGCAACATATGGAGCCTTGGAAGGTTCTATGCTGGCTTCTTGGAAAGATTGGTTTAAAGATAAACTCAAACTTACTATGTCGAAACCTTATAAAGGTGTTCTCGAAATGGACTTGCCTGATGGTACGTCTATGCACATGGAACTTTGGTTTATCGCTGCTGAAGATGAACGAGCTATTGAACACTTTCGTTCTCGTGAGTTCACAGGTATTCATTGTGCGGAGGCGTCTGAACTTCCTGCATACCTGTTAAAGGTTCTACCTACTCGTATCAATAGATTTCCTTCTAAGAAAGATACGCAGGAAATAGGACCAGTTGATCCTTTTCTTCTCTTTGACTACAACGCAGTATCTACTGACCATTGGTTATATCATGTAACCGAGGTTAGGAAGCCAGATGGTTGTTCCTTCTACAGACAGCCACCTGCCGTTCTGAAAGTAGGTAACAGATTTGTGGTCAATCCAGACGCAGAGAACTTGGATAACCTCTCTGCTACGTACTACACAGACATGTTGAACATTATGGAGCCTGAAGCAATTCAGATTAACTTGATGAACAACTACGGTGAGTACACAAATGGTCGTGTTGTTTATACTATGTACGATGATACTAATCATAGTGTAGAGGATAACCTCACACCACTACAAGGCGTGGAATTGATTATCGGCATGGATCAGGGTTTAACCCCTGCCTGCGTGTTCACCCAACAAGCACCCGATGGTACTTTTTATGTCTTTGAAGAAATCGTTACGGAAGACTGTGATTTACAGACCTTCGTTAATGACCTTCTCCTTCCTAAGTTATATAGTAAGTACCGTCCGTGGATCAACAACTATACAGTTGTCGTTGACCCTGCGACTTGTCAAAGGTCTATGAATGATTCACGGGCAGGTACTGATGTGTTAGACGCTGCCGGAGTACACTGGATTCCTGCAAAGACTAATAACCCAATCGCTCGAAGACAAGCAGTGATTGAACCATTGAAACGCAAGACCTGTGGTTTTATCATGAACGGTAAGAAATGCCCACAGCTTCGTAAAGGTTTTATTTCTGGTTACAAATATGCTGAGATCAAAGTTGGTGGTGGGTCCATGAGCAAACAATTCAAGGACAAACCAGTCAAGAATGAGTTCTCACATGTACATGATGCTTGTCAGTACGCTGCCTTGGAGTTTTATACACCACTCAATAAAAAGAAAATTAGCAGGTTTAGTCGAGGGTATAACCTTCGTCCTAAGTACCGAGCAGCTAGTCACATCGGAGGCTACTAATGAAGAAAGAGCTTGAGACAAAGCTTAATAAATTTGAGAAAGATGCTATCGAGAAGCTTACAGTTGATGATGAAAGCAGCAAAGGGAAAGTCGAAGGACTGAATCCTTCCGCACCAAATGTGCAAGTAGATGCCCTAGCTCAGATCATTAACTCTCGTTTCTCCGAAGTAGCTGATCAACGTAAATCTTTAGAAGATCGTTGGCTTAGAGACTTGAGGCAGTATCGTGGACAGTATAGTGACACAGTTTTGCAGCATATCGGAGATCACCGAAGCAAAGCATTTATTCGTCTGACACGAAACAAAGTAAAGGTTGTCGATTCCCGCCTTAAGGACTTTATCTTTTCAAGTAAAGGCAACGCAATATTTCAGGTTACTCCTACTGAACGACCTCAGATGGATGAGAAGCTTCTTGAACAGATGGTTATGCAGCACATGCAGCAGACACAGCAGATGATCACTCCCGAAGAGTACAAGGGTCTTCTGAAACAGGCTGCTAATGATCGTGCTGAGGCTATGCAGAAGACAATTGAAGACCAACTGTCCGAAGTAGAGTTCAACGATAAACTCACCTCTGTCATCCATAGTGGGAACATCTATGGTACTGGCATTCTGAAAGGGCCAATGGTTTCCCTTTCTAAGAAGAAACAGTACGCAAAGCATTCTAAAGAAGATGGCACATATGAATGGCGTCTCGTGCAGAAAGATCGTTTCGTTCCACATGTAGACTTTGTGCAGCTTTGGGATTTCTATCCTGATCTGTCTGTCTCTGATCTGAACGATGCACGTTTTGCAATGCAGCGACATAAAATGCCTAAGTCTGACTTTATCGCTCTTCAGAATAGACCAGACTTTGACAGCAATGCTCTTAGAGAATTGGTTGTTGCTTACCCAACAGGTAACTACAAACTCCAGAACTTTGAATCTGATCTCTTCTCTATCGGTAAGCTTACCAATGTAGACGGCACAGGCTTGACTACAGATGCCGAAAAGAATAAGTACGAAGTCCTCGAATACTGGGGTTACTTCTCTGCTGATACTCTTGAACAGGCTGGTGTAACAGTACCGGATCGTCTCAGAGGTTCTGTAGAACTTGCCGCTTGCATTTGGGTTTGTGGAAGCCGTGTTATCAAAGCATCTCTTGCACCTCTTGAAGGCGTTAAGTGGCCCTTCTATCTGTACTACTACGACAAAGACGAGACAAGTATCTTCGGTGAGGGTATTCCGTCTATCATGAGAGATGTTCAGGAATTAACTAATAGTTCTTTCCGTGCGCTTCTTGATAACGCAGCCATTTGTGCAGGACCGCAGATCGAAGTTAATATGCAATTGGTCGATGAGAGTGAAGACATCAGCGACATCTACCCCTTCAAGATTTGGACACGAACAGGGCGAGGCAATGATGCTCAGTCCCCAGCAGTTCGTGTTTACAATATTGATTCCCATTCTCAGGAACTGATGGCTATGTGCAAAGTCTTCGAAGACTACTGCGATACAGTCACTACCATTCCTAAGAATGCTTGGGGAGAACAGTCTCAGAGAACATCTTCTGGCATGTCTATGATGATGGGTTCTGCTAACATCACAATCAAGGATCAGGTCCGTTGGTTTGACACAGGTATCATCGAACCTTTTATTGAAGCTATGTATCATTGGAACATGCAGTTCAACTCTGACACCGCAATCAAGGGTGACTATGCTGTTGTGGCTAAGGGTACATCTTCTCTAATCGCTAGAGAAGTTTACGCCAACAGTCTTATGCAGTTTCTCAATCTTACTGCTAATCCTGCTGATGGTCAGGTCGTGAAGCGAGACAATGTTATCCGACAGCTTGCTGAGACTCTTGATCTTGATGACCGTAACTTGCTGAACTCTCCAGAAGAGATCGCTATGGCTCAACAGCAGGCAATGGCTCAGCAACAGTCCGAACGTGATTTCATGTCCCGTATGACTGAAACTGCTAGAGAATACGGAATCTCTCCGAAAGAGATGATTTCTTCTATGCAGGAAATGTATCGGGCACAGCAACAGGCAGGACAGAATGCACAACCTTAAAAAACTTTTATCAGATTGTCGGGGTACACCTTTGTACCTCGGCTTTCTGAGAACATTCGAAGACAAGTACTTAGAGGTAGCAGCACAGCTTGCACATGCATCTGATATCCAGACTATGCATAACCTCGTGGGCGAACTCCATAGTCTTCACTCTATCCTCAGTGAGTTCGATAAAAGAGACTTAACTATAAAACTTTAGGAGACGTAATGTCTGACAACGAAACTAATGTAGAAACTCCACAGATGACCGAAGAAGAACTCTTCGAAGCTGCTCGTGCTAAGATGGAAGACGGGACAGATACTGAAGAACAGACCTCTGAAATTTCTAATGACTCTGCGGATGCTGAATCCGGTGAAGAAGAATCCACAGAGACTACTGAAACAACTGAAGATACTACTGATGTTGTTGAAGAATCTGCAACCACTGATACCGATACTGACGACACTGAAGATGCTGATTCTGCTTGGCAGAAGATAGCACAGCAGCAGGAGACTCAACTGATCGCTGCTCAGATGGCTGCATATGAAGCGCAAAAGGCTGCTGCGGAAGCACAGGCAGAAGCTCTTCGTAACTCTTCTCGTGATGCTATCAAAGATCAGAATGTCGATCCTATTAAAGCTGAACGAGAAGCTCTCAAGGAAAAGTATAACGACCTCCTTGAAGACTTCCCTGAACTTCCCGATCTTGTAGATCAGGTAGCTCAGATGCGTTTGAAGTCTGTTGAAGACAACTTGGTTAACCGTATGGCTCAGGAGCTTGATCCGCTGAAAAGCTACATGGCTCAGAGTTCTCAGAGCAACCACTTCCAGAAAATTGGACAGGCTCACCCTGATTGGAAAGACCTTCTTGATTCTGGTAAGATCGAAGCATGGTCTGCTAAGCTTCCCGCATACATGCGGAACAGCGTATCTCACGTTCTTTCCGCAGGTAACACTGAAGAAGTCATCAGTATGCTCGATCAGTTTAAGCAGGACAACAATATGACTACTGTTAAGACTCATACACGTAAAGCCCCTGCCACACAGAAACAGACAGGATTGAAGTCTCAGACTTCTACTGCCGATCTGCCTGAATCTTTGGACCTTGACGATATTACAAGCCGTGTAGCTGCAGCCCTTGCAGTTAAGACTGCTGCACGTCCTGAGTTCTCAGGTACTTCCGAAGCCGATCCGCAGAAAGACACTTATCAAAATTTGACTCCCGAACAGGCTTTTGAGCTTGCCGGTAAAAAACTCAAGCAAAATACAATTTAGTAAGAAGGACAACAAATGAATACCACTGCTAATATTTCTCCTATGGTTCCTGCAATGGCTCAGCAGAAAATGCTGAAGCGCATGATCCCCAATATGGTTATCGAACCGTGGGGACAGGTTTTTGAACTGCCACAGCATAACTCCAAGAACATGAAGTTCCGCCGTTACCTGCCTCTCGATGCTACTCCTGTAGAATTGACTGAAGGCGTAGCACCTTCCGGTGAACAGCTCAAGTACGAAGAAATCACTTGTACTGTACAGCAGTTCGGCGACCTTATGTACTTCTCTGACGTTGTTGTTGACACTGAAGACTCCCCGATCCTGACTCAGGCATCTGAAGTTCTCGGTGAACAGGCTGCTCGTCTCCTCGAAACAATGCGTTACAACATCCTGAAAGCAGGCACTAACGTATTTTATGCAAACGGTACACAGCGTACTGACGTTAACACTCCGATCACTCGTGAGCTTCAGCGTAAAGTAGAACGTACTCTTCGTCGTAACGCAGCTAAGCCTGTAACAAAACGCACCGCTTCCTCCACCAACTATGGTACCGAAGCTGTTGACGCTTGTTTCATCGCTCTGTGTCACGTTGATTGCTCCTCCGATATTCGTGATATGAAAGGCTTCAAAGACGTAATCGACTACGGTTCCCGTCAGGCTTTCCCTTACGAACTCGGTTCTGTTGAAGGCGTTCGCTACATCACATCTCCTATCCTTGAGCCTTGGGCCAATGCTGGTGGTGATGCAGGTACAATGCTTTCCACTGATGGTGTTAAAGCAGACGTTTACCCAATCCTCTTTATCGCAGAAGATGCTTTCGGTATCGTACCTCTGCGAGGTCATGGCTCCCTGAAACCTCAGATCGTGAACGGTCCAGACATGACTAACCCACTGAACCAGAAATGCGCTATCGGTTGGAAGACCATGCAGACTTGTGTGATCCTCAACCAGAATGCTCTGGTACGTGCAGAAGTTGCTGCTACTGCATAATTGATTCTCTAAGAGGGGTGGGCTTACCTACCCCTCTTCCTACTATATAACTAAAGGATTTTAATATGTCTAAGAAATCAGATAAGAAGAAGAGTCTTCTCGACGACCGCATGAATACAAATTTTAAGGACAAACCTTACAACGAATTGACTGAAGATGAACTGACTTGCCTCCTCTACGATCGTGACATCGACATTAACAAGCTGCCACGTTCTGTAGAAGGTCGTCTGATTCGACACATTGCAATCTCTGAATTGCGTAAGTGGGACAAGCTCCATGAAGAAGTTGTTCTTACTCCTGCACAGACACGCAATGTAGTATGCGTCTTTCATGCACCTCCATACAACGACGAACGTGGTCTACCTTACTTGCAGATCGGACACAATGGTCGTTCCTTCTACATTCCTTACAATGTTGAAGTTACTCTTCCTAAGTATGTTCTCGACGGTCCTGTTAAAGACGCAGTAGAAACACAACTTCGTTTCTCCGGCAAGGTTAACGATCAGGGTCGTTGGATTTATGACAAGCATGATGTCAATGTTGTAAACTACACATTTGTTCGCTACGCAGACGAAGCAGATGATACTAACGTACTGACCCCACAGGAACACCGTGGCGCACCAGTAGCTATCACTGAACATTCCGCATAGGAGTTTTATATGAAAGTTAGAGACATCTTGGAGAGAGCCTCTTCAAGGTATAATGATAAAGACTACATTCGAGTTCCGTTCACAGGCTACCTTGAGTTCCTTGATGACTCTATCAATCAGTTGATTATGAGCCGCCCTGATTCCCACGTCAAGACAGAAGTTGTGGGACTTCGGGGTGGCACTCGACAGAGCTTGCCCGAAGACGGATATTCTCTTATAAACATATCCAGAAATATGGAGCCAGCAGGTAATGATCCTGAAACAAATGATCCACTCTATACACCAGCCGGACCTATCTTGCAAGTTGATCGAGATGACCTTGACTACTTTAGTAACTGGCACGAAGGTGAAGGTGTAACATATGTTAGAGAGTTTGCGTATAGTCTAAAGACACCGAAGACTTTTTGGGTTTCTGCACCGATTAAAACTCCAGTACCTGCTGATCCCACCTCTTACACTCACATCGAACTGGATTACTCTTATGGGATTCCAAGTTTTGCAGAACGATATACTGGAGAGAATAATGAAATTCTGGACATGGACATCCCACTTGATCGGGTCTTCATGGGAGCTATTGTTAACTACATGCTCTATCTACTCTATAGCGTTGACGATGGTTCTACTATTGGTCCTACAATGGCTCAAAGATATGAGAAGTCTTTCTATCAGGCTCTCGGAATTGAATACCAAGCTAGTGTTCTCGTTGAACCAAAGGTTGGAAGAGTACCTGAACAAGTTACAGCAACAGCAACAGGAGTATAAAGATGGCTCAGACATCTCAGTTCCTCCCATACATTCAGCCGAATGTGCAGGGTTGCCCTCTTGCAATCTTGAACTCGGCTCTTGCATCGACTCTTCTGGACTTCTGCGAAAGGAGTCAACTCTGGACACGAATCAGCGAGAAGACCTCAGTGATTCCAAATGTCCCTCGGTACACTTTCATGCCGGAAGAGCAAGCGGTAGCGGTAGAGGCAAGCCTCGCTCTTTGCGAAGGAAGACCTCTTATTCAAACTACGCTTGATGCACTTAATACAGAAGAACCCGATTGGAGAAGTAAGACAGGTCGAGTACCCACGAAATTTTTTATGGATACTTCCCATTCTATTCGACTGTATCCTGAACCTACAGAACTCATTGAGGATGGTTTGCAGGTACAGATTTCAATGAAGCCTAAACGTGATGCTAAAGAACTTCCTGATTTTCTGTATGAGAATTGGGCAGAGACTATAGCACACGGAACTCTTGCCAGACTCTTCGCAATGTCTGGTAAAGACTGGGCTAATCCTCAGTTGGTCGGATACCACTCTGATGAGTATCGTGCAGGTCTTTCCCGTGCGAAGACTAAGACTATTAAGTCTCGTCAGAATGTATCTCTCAAAGTTAAAAACAGACCTTTTGGAGCATTTTAATGGGCTTTAGTAATTATACAGAACAGAACATTCTTGACCATACTCTTCGACAGATTTCCTTTGCAGCCCCTGAGCGGGTTTATTTGGCTCTGTTTGAAGACACAGCAGGTCTTGAAGAGAACTCCACTGGAGTTCAGACTGAGGTAAATACTGGTGGTTACACACGTTCAGAACTTACAGGTATTCTGGACCGAGTAGACACACAGACAGTACGTAACAATGCGGAAGTTATCTTCCCTACTGCTACTGCTAACTGGAGATCAGTTAAAGCATTCGCTATTATGGATGCTGCAACTAATGGTAACGTACTCTACTACGGAGTATTTCCTACAGAATACGTGATCCGCACAGGTGGTTCTTTCCGTATTCTTCCTAATGACCTGATCATTACTCTGGAATAAGTTTATGCTCTTAGGACGAGGTACACTAAACTGCCATGCCTTAAACGTGGTCACGATCAACGGAAGTCAGTTGGTCCAACCACAAGCAAGAGTAACGGCAGTTGCTCAGGTTAATGGTAATGGTGTTCCAGTTCTTATCGGTTCCGGTTTTACCACTGGTACAGCTAGTGTCCAAGGTACAGCAATCATGTTAACCTTCGGTACTGGAACCACTACAGGTACTTCTATAGCGACTATTCTAAAAGCCTCTGTTGTTACAGCGGTTACAGCTAGACTCACAGCCACCGCTTCTTGCCAAGCAAAAGCCACTCCGAAAATTATTGCCGCCCTCTCAGCACACTCTGTAACGGGATGCTCAGGCAATCAGATGGTGTACCCAACAGTTATAGTGAATGATCCTTGGATCACTTGCTTAGGAACTCCTTGGGTGTTTTGTAGTACAGTTGGTAAATGTACCACAAGAGGCTTCGGATTTCAGCCCGTTTCTGCACAGCTTAGCGTATCTGCTCTTGCAGAAGCACGAGGTGTGGTCCTTTTTAAAGGTGGTATAGCCTTATTAATTAATAAGAAAGACTTGCAAGACGCTGATATCATTGTCCCTTCCTCCGAGGGTTTGGCTGAAGTGATCATAGTAGTTCCAGAAGAAGTTGAAGTATCCGGAGAACTTAGTTTTAAATATTTAGAAGAGTAAAGGAATTTCATATGATTGAATTTGCGAATAACGCATCCTCTAAGTTGGGTGCTTCTTGCTCCGATTCTACAACAACACTAACTGTAGTTGACGGAGCAGTCTTTCCTGCTTTATCTGCCGGAGACTACTTCATGATTACTGTCGTTGATGACGCCGATAATATGGAGATCATGAAATGTACTGGTCTCTCAGGAAACACTCTTACTGTTATACGGGCACAGGAAGACACAACTGCTAGAGCCTTTCAAGTAGGTAGTATCGTAGAGAATCGGCTCACTGAGCAGTCTCTTAAAGAAATCCTCAACGTAACTTACGCAACGAAAGAAGAAGCCTACGCAGGGGTAGATAATACCAAAGCTATATCCGCACAGGTGTTCAAGCAGGCAGAAGCCTCCTTGACTGATCGTGGCACAACTCGTATGGCAACTCTTGTGGAAGCCTCTGGTGGTGCAGCAACCAGTGTAGCTATCACTCCGTACACCTTTAATAACACTCGTGGTGACCTCAACAAGTATGGTGTCACCAAGCTTGCTAGTACTTCTGACATGGACGCTGGCTCTGGTCAGCAGGACTTCCACGTCAACCCTTGGGGTGTTAAGTACATGGTTGAGAAGTTCGCTCCCGCAACAGACCTTTCTGATCTTGAGTACTTGGCCATGATGACTTCTTATAAAGTCGATGTCTTGGCAATGAAAGAACGATTCAGCTTCAGTGGCTTGTTACAGGAAATCTTCTTGTCCGAATTTACTTCTGGTATTGAGACTTACCAGTGTTCTTATGATGCAGCCAACAAAGCATATACTTCTGGTATCACAACAGAGGTGAACAACTTCGATGTTTGTACTGGGGATTCCGCTGGTTCTACTGGTAGTTACCTTTGGATCAACTGCGAACAGTCTCTTACCAACGGGACCTCACTGAAGGAAGTCTCCGCATACCACGGTACTGCATTCGCTAGTCCTGAGTTGTACATCCTGAAGACTAATCAGGCAATCGGAACAGCCCCTACATATGAAGTAGTTGCTCGTTTCACTAATGGTGTACAGACTACTGGTAAGATGACATGGGACACAGGTAACCTCGCTCTTCCTGATGACGGGGCTAGATATAATGTGGGGCTGTTCATGACGAACGGTCTGTTGAGTGACGCAAGCCCAGCACAGGACATCGCATCTATCGTTGGGCACCAAGCAGTAGGTGCTTCTTTTACACCTACCTTCTACGCCAACTGGGGCAAGACCATTAAGATTTCCGCAATTTGTGAACAGGCTTCTCAAGGTACTATGGTACTCCAGTCTGGTCCTCATGATTTCAGCGGATATAATAGTGTTCAGGCACTCGTTCAGGGTATTGGTATTGCAGATGTCGAGTACGGTGATTTCACTATTTACTTCAGCAAGGATAATAGAGCTACATGGTCCCCTATTTACTATCCGGAAGGTTTGGGTAGAGAAACCCCTGCTGATCCGAATGCTTATGGGGATATGCAGATGGCTTATGCTGCCGATCTTTCCACTCTTGCTGGTGATGGCACTCAGTTCTGGTGGAGAATTTATGGTAAGCTTGACAAGAAACTTGGTGTAAGAGCCGTATCTATATTAGGGGTTTAATATGATTGCTAAAATTGGAACAACGCAGGTAATGCCTTTTGGTGATCCACCATCTGACGAGTGGGTATACGTGTCTCGTAAGCCAAAAGCTAACGAAATCTGTGGAACAGACGGCTGGGTTGTTGATAATGCACTCGCAGTTATCAACGAACGGAACAGACTCTTGGCGGATTCTGATGGCACAGCCATGATGCTTGAACGAGAAATGCGTATTGCTACTCGTGCAGGAAACCATGCAGAGGAACGTAAAATTGCTGCTCGTATAGAACTTTGGGATACTTATTGTCAGGACGTCTTCGAAGTCAAGAACCAAGAAGGTTTCCCCGATGACGTAATCTGGCCTACTGAACCAGACCTCAACTCTTAGGAATTTAATATGAACATCTCTGTACACTCTTTCTCAGGGATGTCTCCAAGACTAGATGAGCATCTTCTTGCTAATGCTCAATCTGCATACTCAATCAATGCGAAGACCGACCGTGGTACTTTGACTTGTTGGGATGACGATCTGACAATCAAGACTTTAGAAGGCTCTGGTAGTAATTATCAGAGCCTTTTCTTGTATGAGCGGATGCCCGATCGTACAGATCAATGGTTGTTTTGGGACACTCCAGTAAATATTGTTAAAGGTCCAGTATATAATGACAAGTTCAATAGAATGTTCTTGACATTCCCCACTGGCAACGCCCGTTGTTTCGACAGCACAATTCTTCCTGCGGACGCAGTGACTGCTAACGACTCTAACACATACCCTCTCGGGCTCCCTACACCCAACGCCCCCACTATGGCTCCTGTAGAAGTCCCCGCTGAGGTGAAGGACTCCAGAGCTTATGTTATTACATACGCTCGTGAGTGGTCTGAACAGACTAAGTTAGATGAATCACAGAGTGGTCTCCCTGCAAAGACAGCAGAAGACAAGGCTTACATTGACGTTGACTTCTCTACTGAAGTTAATATTACGGGCATTGATGATCCTTCTATAGAACGACCTGACGTTAATAGAATTGGCATCTATCGTAGCGCTACAGGAACAAAGTTAACTAAGTTTCAACTTGTCACTATATTCAACATCGCTGACGCTAAGGCTGGTTCTGTTGAAAACGTAACCTTCGTAGATGGGAAGTTCAATTATTTGGACAAACTCAAGGATGATGCCCTCGGTGAGGAGCTTATATCCCGTGACTGGACACCCCCTCAGACAGCCTTAACAGGTCTTGTGAGTGTTTCTAATGGAGTCTTGGCAGGATACGTAGGGAACGATGTATATCTATCAGAGCCTTACCAGCCCCATGCATGGCCTGAGAAGTATCGAGTTACTGTAGACGAACCTATTGTGGGTCTCGGAACCTTCGGTAACTTTGTGGTTGTACTGACAAAAGGTCGTCCAGTACTTCTTGGCGTGCAAGACCCTGCTGCTGTTTATACTCAACCCCTTGGTCTGGACGCTCCTTGTATGTCCACCAGAAGCATCGTAAGTACTGATAAAGGGGTTTACTATTCCGGACCTACTGGAATCGTTTCTATCACCTCTCAGGAAGCTTCTGTGATGTCTCTGGCAATCCTTGATAGATTTCAGTGGGCAGACCTTAGACCTGAGACTGTGGTAATGTCTATCTTTGATGACAAACTCTTCTGTGCATACGATCCGAAGGATAGACCCAAAGAGGCTTTCCTCTTAAATGTTGCAGAACAGTACTCTGCTCTAACCTACGTTGATGTTATTCCAGAAGCTTTCTACGTAGATCATAGCAAAGGTGATTTATACTTTATCAAAGAGTATGCAGGAGAGACTTGTATTCTACGTAAGTGGGCTAGTAGTGAGTTTGGTAAGAAACTATTCGTCTGGAAATCCAAGAGATACACAAGTACTCAGGGGCCAACCAACATGAGTGCTGCAAAGGTTTCTTCCTATCCACCTTCTGAGGAGGAACTGAAGAAGTTCGATGAAGCTCGTGCCGCATATAAAGAAGCCTTCGAGAACCTCGATCTTCAGGGTGGCTTTAACGAACACCTTGTCAATGCTCAGGGAATCAATGCGGACGCTTTTAGCCAATTAAGGGAGAAGCTTAAAGACTGGTATACGGTAGTCTTTACTCTTATTGTGGATGGTACAGAAATCTACACATATCATGTGAGGGATAATAAACCGTTCAGACTTCCCTCTGGTATTGTAGGTGATGATTTTCAATTTATCATTACAGGTAATAAACCTGTATACGGTGTGGACATTGCTCCCTCAATGCGAGAACTGAGTCAGGTAACTGCTGCTGGTTCTAACTATGCGATGATGAGAGCTTTAGTTTAAATACTTCTTGACAAATCTTTAAAAGTATGGTATAATACTTGTAAGAGTTGTGGGAGTACTAATAGTATTATATAGTACTATATATTTTATTATTATAATTCTAAGTATATAGTACTTGTAGTACAGAGAGTCCTATAGGGAGAGACGAGTAATGAATCAGTTCTGCACAATACCAGAAGTTCCTAGAAATGTACAAGGGGACTTGTATCAATTTCTTATCTGTATGTGGAGATGTTGCAAAGACTACGAAGACGCTATCTCTGCACTCGAATACATCGTAGAGAGGCAACAGGAAACTATTGAGTCTCTGCAAGAACAACAGTCAATAGGAGTTTAATATGCCAAGTATGGGTGGTGGTGGCCCCGCCGGAGGTGACGGTCACGGGAGAGGAACAAGTACTGGAGGTCAGGGTACTGGAGGTTCTTCTAGTAAAGGTAGTGATGGCGGAGGCATGAAAGGTGCTGGCCCTAGTGAAGGTTGGGGTGGTAAAGGCGCACCTAGTAAAGGTCTTGGTGAAGGTGGTGGCTACGGTTGGGGAGGCTCATCCAATAAGGCTGGGAACTCAGGAAGGATTAATGGGTTTACTCCGGCACAAGCATCACATTTAGCAAGTGTCTTTAGTGGATCACCTCTGGGTGATGAGATGGGGAAAGCCCTAACTGCTGCACGAAAACAAAACCCACGGATGTTTCAGAGAGACACTCGTGTTCAAGATATGAGAGATGCTTGGAACTCGTATCAGAGCATAACTCCACAAGTCTCCACCCTTGAATCAAACCAACGTGCTGGTATGTCCACATTGAATGCGTTGAATCAAAACGTAAACCCTATGGACTCCCTGCAAGCCGAAGCAAGACTCTCGCGTAATGCATACGATAGCCCAATGGATCGTGTGCAGGATATGATGACCGCTAGGGCGGGTTCGATGACAGGACTCAGGAATGCACGAGAAGCTTTTAATGAGGCTGTAGACACAGATTTAGGGACATCTGTACGTGATGCCCTTGCAGAAGCCTTCGGCTCTCCTAATGAGCGTTCATTAGAACAGCAGGATTTCAATGCTATCGCATCTCAAGGTATGCTGGATAAAGCTCTGAACGATCTCAACACTGGGATGATTCGTACAGAGAACGAGCAACTGGGACCAGATACTACAGGGGAAGCACTCAATGCTTTTGGTAGTACTCTTGGTGGATTTGGCATGATGGGTCTTGGAGGTCTTGTACCTGTGGGAGGTCTCGGTGGTGCTATTGGCAAAGCTCTTGTCTCAGGTATTGGTAAGGCTGCTCTGACTCCTAACGCCATGTCTCTGGGTGCTTTGAAGTCTTTGGCTACCGGAGATACCCTTGGAGCCTTACAGTCCATCTCAGGGCCACTGGGGGACGTATACGGGGGTGTCATGGAAGCTGCTGCTAACCGAGACGCCTATGGTTTTAGCCCACTCTCTAAGGGTGGACTTGATGATTATGGTAATCCTACTATAGACAGCAACGGTGATGTCTGGTGGGATAATATTTATTCTACTTAATTGAGGTAATTATGGATTTTGGAAACATTATCTCCGATAGTTTGGGATCGCTTACTGATTTCGTCAGTAGTCCGACCACGCAAGGAGTTCTCAATACAGGCGCAGGTCTGTACAATATGTATAATGCATACGATCAGATGCAGAAAGCGAATCAGATGTACAATCTTGCGTATGGTTCTGCTAAAGAGCAGGACGCTGCGGCGAAAGCTGACAGGGAACGGTATCAGAAGTTATACTACCCTATCGAAGACATTCAGGCATCCAACGCCTTGAAGGATATTCAGGCTCTTGCCCCGTACTTTGAGAAACAGCGAGAAGCGGGTGTAGAGAATGCTCTCTATAATTTGAATAGACATAAAGAATTTTTTAGACCTCTTGAAGAACAAGTCACTAGCAAGCTTGCTGAGGGTATTGATTCTCAGGAACTTATGAATCAAGCTACTACTGATATCTCTCAGGGCTTTGAGCAACAGAGAAATCAGGGGCTTCGTAATATGATGCGTAGTGGGATTAACCCTAACTCAGGAGCCTCTGCTAACTTCATGAATCAGCAGGCTATTGGGCAGGCACTCGGCACAGCGGGAGCAAGAACTGCGGCTAGACGTACAGCAGAAGATGCTGATCTGGCACGCAAGTCTGCTGCACTCAACTACGCTAAAGGCATGTCCCTCCCAACAGGAGCTATGCCGTCTGCAAGTAATATGGCTGCACAGTCCGCACAGAATATCTACAACACTACAGGTACTAACCTTGGTCTTGCGGATGCTTTGAGCAACAATGTAGGTGGTTACTTGAGTATGGCAGGTACTAACTTCGACAATCTCGCAGCACTGCGTAGTAAACTCTAGGAGAGTATCATGGCTATAACTAACTACTATAAACAGGCTGCACAGGATCAGGCCGCTATTAACGCTGCTCGCAAGGATGCGGCTAAAGATCGTGAATACTTCTCTGACGAAGCTGTAGCATTGCGGGAGTATTCTAAAGATCAGCAGAGACAGGCTCTCAAGAATAGTAAGCTTATCTCTCCATACCTAAGAAAGATTCCAAGCAACCCTCAAGCATTTGCAGATGCTATGAATGCTCTTCACCCCTCCTCCGGTGAGTGGATTGTGGATGACACAAATGGATGGACTGATGGTCTGACTCTTCGCAAGAAGGGTGCTGATGGTAAAGCAGAAGGGGCAGCATGGACTGTTGCGACACCTTCTGAAGCTATCTATCAGTTGGATCAGTTGGCTACTTCACCTGAAGGTCTTCGTGCTACAGCACGGGCACAGGCAGGAAAGCGATATGAATCTCAGTTGAAACGTGCGGAGCAGAGAGAGAAGTCTCAGCTTAAGCAGATTGAGGAGTCTATCAAAGGTGAGTGGGATTATCGGAAAGGTCTGGATGTTGCTCGAACAAATGCTAATGCTGCTGCTAGTAGAGCAGAACAAGACTTCTACAATAAGGTAACAGCAGATGACGTTTTCAAAAAGTCTTTTGAGAATGTTGTACGATATGCTGGATACGAACAAGACCCTGATACGAAGAAATGGATGAAAGGTGATATGCCTTTGAGTCAAGACCCAAATGCACGTAAGTATTACGACGCTGCACAGAATGCTTCTAATGACTTCTTGTCGGACCCTCGTAGATTCTCTGGTTCCTTAAACCTCGCACAAGCAGGATACATTCAGCAGATGATGAATGATATTGTTGCTGAGCAGGAACAAGCCAATGCGGAAGCCAACAAACCGAATGCTCTTGGTCAGTTTGCCGGAGGACTCTGGAATTTAACTGGCAAAGGTTCTTCAAATAACAACCCTGATCTGTATACACCATTCGGTGAGGATACTGGTCTGGTCAATACTCCGAGGTAACAATGGAAAGAGGACTTATAAATGCACCGCAGGTGGTCAAGTCTCCACTCTCACTTCCACCAGAAGTAGAAGAAGATTTTTATTATACCCCGCCAACTGAGACGATTGAGTACCCAACACTAAACTCTATGGGAATCCTTGGACAGAAGCAGGAGGAAGAACCAGCAGGGTTTGTAGAGGGTGTGAAGTCTGGTATTGCAGGTATAGGAGAACTTAGTGTAGGCCTTGGTCTGATGGCTGCAAAAGCTATGGACAATGAAGAAGCTGCCGCAAAGTTCATGCCACTCCTTGGTCGTATTGAAGAGTATCAGCAAGAGAACGCACAAGGTGTTCCTGATCTGTTCCATATTCAGGACTTCTCTGACTTCATCGATTGGGCAGCCCATAGTGCAGGTACTATGTTACCTGAGATGGCTCTCACGATGCTTACAGCAGGGGCTGGTTACAAAGTAGGTAAAGGTGCAGTTAAACATTTTACTGACAAGTATATTGAAAGGCAGATCGCCAAGGGTGTAGCACCCGAAATCGCTAAAGATCAGGCTATGAAAGCTTTCCTGACTCGTGCAGGTCAGAAAGTTGTACCATCTCTTGGTGCGGCAGCAGGAGCAACTCCTCAGCACACAGGGCATACCTTTGCCACAGATGTTAAGACTCGTGGTTTTAATGAGGCAAGTCCTTCCGGTGCTATTACCGCAGGTTTTGGTAAGGCTATTATCGAGAGCTTCGGTCCAGAGGCTATGCTGGCAAAGCGTTGGTTAACTGATGCTGCTTCTGATGCTACCGCAAGAGCCTTTAAGAATGATCTGGCGGGCATTCTCACACAGGGTGCTAAGAACATGATGAAAGCTAGTGGTCAAGAAGGGCTTGAAGAATCTCTTCAGTCTGGTATTGATATGCTTCATAAAAAGTATGCCATGAAGAAACCTTTAGAGCAGCAGGATTTAGAGAATCTTATCTCTTCTGGTCTAAGTGGTGCAATCATGGGTCCAGTTTTTGGTGTACCGAATACTATCATGGATGTTCGCAGACAGGTGCAGGAAATCAAGGACACTACACCGAATGTTCAAGAGATCATCGAAGATGTGAAAGCAGAAGAGAAGACTCCAGCGAGTGAGCTTGAAAAGGCTGAATTAAAGAAGACCTTGCTCGACATGGATATGTACGCTTCTCTTGAGCAGGTCCAACAAGAGATGGATGAGCTTGACAACTATGCTGCGGAATTACGAAACCAACGCACACAGATGACACAGGCTCAAGGCTCCACAGAACATCAGCAGATGATGAATCAGATTCAGACTGAGGAGTTTGCTGTTGCTGCGAAGAGAGCTAAGCTGAAGGAAAATTTTGAAGTTCTGAAGAAAGATGGTAAGAAAGTAGACAAGAAAGCCACAGAGCGTATTCAGAAAGCAGAAGATCAGGCTATTGAGGATATGATTGTTCACGGTAAGTATAAGTCTACTTATGATCGTCTCAATACACAGTACCGTAGGTCACGAGGAGAAGCCCGTAAGCAGAACAAACTTGTGCTTGACGAGTTCTTGCAGAAGGTTCGCTCTGAAATAAGAAACGCCCCAAACCAGAATGAGTTTGAAGGCGTTATGCTTAAAGAAGAGAAGAAGAATTTGGCTCAGCAGATGGGGGAGTTCGCTAGTGAGATTAACCTTGCTGCAACTATGCAGAGAGGGCAGATCAATACTGAGTTGGATAAGGAAACTGACCCCAACCAGATTGAGAAGCTCCAGTATATGAAACGAAACCTCAGTGAACGTCTTGCAAAGATCAATAAGAACCTTGCTAAGACCTCTGAGAACCTCGCTAAAGCTGATGATATCAGTATGTGGGGTGTTCGACAGATGTGGGAAGAGTTGAAGAACGATTCTTTGGATGCCATCGTCAAGGACATCGAGACAACGTATGCGAAGAAGGTCGAACCTACCGCACCTAATGTAAAGAATCCTGAGTACATTGAGGGTAAACAGGAAGAACAAGAAATCCGTAGTATGCTTCGTGAGGACAGGGACGCTCTTCGTGAGAATGTTCGTCTTGTACAGGAGCGGGAAATAGAAGAACGCAACGCTGACCGCATCTTTGAAGAGATGCTGATCAGAGATCGTAATCAGAAAGAGCAAGACCGCATGGTTCAAGACTACTATGCTAAGATGGAAGCCCAACAGGGTGAGAAGTCTAGTCAGTCTGAGGCTCTGCGTAGAAGAGAAGAGTACGTGCAGGAGAATTTTCCTGACGAGCTTAACTATGCTGCGGTACCTGAAGAACCCGCTTCAGTAGAACCTACTGGCCCTACCTTCGAGACAGACCCCGTTGTCCAGAAAGAACGTCAGGACTACAAGAATGCTCTCCAACGAGCTAAGAAAGAGTTCAATGATGACATGAAAGAAAAACTGAGCAAGGCTGTACAGCAAATGAATAAGCCTACTAAACATGCTGCGACAAAGACTCGTAGAGTTAACAAGCATGAAGCTTTAGTAGACTATCACAAAGCTCAGATGAAAATTTTCAACGAACTCCTTGCAGAAGTAGATACTGTTAAAGATTCCGTAGGCATGGATTACTTGAAAGGTCGTGTTGTTGAGACTTTGGAGAAGAGTCTTTCTGATAATGTAGAGAGAATCGCTAAGAATCTCCACAAGATCAAGAGAGCAGAGGCTGATGCACGAGCAAAGGCTAAGGCCGCAGCAGAACGTGAAGCAGCTAAGCCAAAGAACCAGCAGGAGAGAGTACATCGTTGGGTCAAGGACGGTATCAAACAACTCAGAGGCGTACAGAAACGTATCAAGGTAGTTGATATTAAGGACAACATAGGCTCTTGGCCTAAGAAGATTGAGGAAGCGTATAGAGAGGACTTTGGAGCTAGGGGTGCTTTCGATGAGAGTACCGGACGAGTCTATATCTTTGCAGATCGTTGCAAGGATAGACGACAGGCTATGAAGACTCTGACTCACGAAGCTGTTTGTCACTTGGGTCTCCGTACTATCATGACTCCGAAGGAACTCAATGAGTTCTTGGACATTGTATGGAAGTCTTTCAAGGATACTGCGTCCTTTAAAACATGGTTGAGTAAGAACTCTGGCCTCAAGAAAGCAGAAAAGCTCCTCGTTGCGGAGGAGTATATAGCTTTCATCGCAGGTAAGATGAAGATTGGTGAGACCTTGGCTAAAGCAGATCAGAATGTTCTGCGTAGGTTGAGATACTTTATCAAGAACATCCTCAAGAAGTTCAAACTCCAGAAGCTTACCACAGGTGATGTGCAGAATGTGCTGACAGCAGCTACATTTAATATCGCTAGGGAGCAGATGCATAAGTCTTCTACTGAGAGACTTAATTCTTTTAGAAAGATGAACCGTGTGCTGAAAGATTCAACCAATACACTGGACGGTTACACTAAACTGTTCAAAGGTTCTGATTATGTATCTGACTTGAAGAAGTCTTGGTCTGAATATCGTACTAAGCTCACTGATGGGGGTCTGATCAAAGGGCATGATCGTTTCGATCGTATGTCTGAGATGCTTACAGACAACTTACAGAGAGCATTCGTTATCATTGAGGGCTTCAAGTCTTCTGGTAAGGAAGTACCTAATCGTGCTAACTTCTATGATAAAGAACTTGGTTCCAGTAACCGTACCTCTGAGCGTATTCATAAGTTCATTGAGACTATGGTAAAAGGTAAGGACGGACTCATCGCAATTCTTGAGAATGCTTCTGATCCTACTTGGGATACTGAGACTTCATTCCAGAAACTGGATACTCTGGCTCATGCACTCCATGCTAAAGAGCGTAACGCCCTTATTCGTAAGCGCGATCCTAAGAACGATGCGGGTTCTGGTTTGTCTGATGCGAAGGCTGATGAGATCATAGAGTACTACACAACACATAATCCTGCTATGTTTGCAGCAGCAGATAAGCTCCGACAGATCAACGAGTTTAGACTTGATGTCCTCGAAGAGAACAACCTGTTGCCGAAAGAAGTCCTGAAATCTTGGAGAGATACTGCTCATTGGTATGTACCTCTGAAAGGGGAAGGCTCTTGGGAGACTCTCATGAAGGAAGTTGTGCCGAACTATCAGTCCAGTAGTATCAAGACCTACCACTCTGGTTCTTGGAAGGGTTCTGAACTGGCTACAGGCCGTACTGATTTAGACCAAGGTGGTGATATTCCATCTAGTCCAACAGTACAGTCTATCATCCAGACTATTGACTCTATCCGTATGATTGAAACTGCGGAGATGGGACGATCTATCTTGAACTTCGCTAACGAAGTGGACACAGGACATTCCGTATTCAAGGTTGAGGCCAAAGAACATATTGGTTTCTATAAGACCTTCGATAAGACTACAGGCAAGGTAAAGATCAAGAGACATAGCAAAGCATTCCAAGGCAAAGATGAAGCTGAGCGTGTTATCACCGTTATTGACAAAGACGGCAATCATGTAAGAGTTCTTTGTGAAGACCCTGTTCTTGCAGCAGCTCTTAAAGGTGCTAACATGACACAGGCTCCAGCCATACTGAAAGGTATTGGTAAGTGGACACGGCTTCTTGGTAAGCTTGTGACATCTCTGTCCGCACCATTCATTGCAGTCAACGCCCCTAGAGACTGGTCTACTGCTATGATGAACCTCGAACAGGTTATCAAAGACAATGATCTCAGTAAGGGTACTAGACGTAACATCACTAAGAACTTGAACCAAGCTCGAAAGGCTATCTGGAAAAGTTTGAATGGTGAAACTACAGGTACTGAATGGGATATGTGGGCAGAACGCTTTAGAGACTCCGGTGCGTACACCAGCATGTTTGGTCTCAACGACTTCGAGAGTCAGGCACAAGACCTTAAAGCGGCCCTTGATGATACGACTCCTACGAAGAACTGGTACGCTATTGGCAAGAAACGTACTAAGGCTATGTTGAACTACATCGAGAATGTATCTTCTGCGGTGGAGAACATGACCCGCCTTGCTGCTTTCAAAGAAGCATACGAACAGTTCTATTACAAGTACCAGAAAGAGGGGCATGATCCTCAGACTTGTCATGACTTGGCTAGTGCTGAGTCCATGAAGGTAGCCTTGGAGCTTACTGTGAACTTCACTAAGAAGGGTACAGCATCGCCTATCTTTGGACCTTTGTACTTGTTTATGAATGCTTCCTTACAGTCAAACGTAAGAATGATGAAGACTCTTTTGAGTAGTAAAGAGACAGCAGCTAAACTGATCGGAGCTAACATTGCCTTAACCCTCTTAACTAACTCTTTGTCCTGTATGCTGATGGGTACTGATGATGACGGTGTGGAATACTTTGATAAGATTCCTGAATATGTCAGAACTCAGAACTACATTATCCCTACTGGTTTAGATGGGAGCTATGTTAAGTTTCCCACTTCCTACGGATTCAACCTCTTCAACATGGTCGGTAATCTGGCCTTTGATTCCATGCGAGGAAAGGGCGACTTGACAGCAGCAGGAGCTTCTATGGTGAGCAACGTGTTCAACACCTTCATGCCTACAGGCAATATAGGTGAAGGTCCAGTAGCTCTTGCACCGTCTCTCTTGCAGCCAATCTTCCGCATGTACGGGAACCAGAGTTTCACTGGTATGAAAATTGCACCTGAACCTAGCCCATACCGCAAGGGTGAGCTTCCTAATAGTGAACGCTACTGGAAGAACACTTCGAAAGTATTGGTCTCTTTTTGTCAGGCTATGAATGAACTCACAGGTGGCTCTCGTACAGAGTCCGGTTGGGTTGATGTTAGCCCCGAACATGTGAAGTTCTTGTGGGGTAGTTATACTGGTGGTCTTGGTAAGGTAGGTACTCAGGCATTTGATCTTGCCGGAGACATGTATCTTGGTCGAGATGTACAGTGGAGATCAGTACCGATCTTGTCTCGTCTTGTTGGCGAGGTAGGGCAGTCTGAACAGGTAGGCTACTACATGAAGTTGCAGCAGAAAGTTGACAATGCTAAGGCTGTCTTACAGATGGCTAAGGATGAGAAAGACTCTGCTGAAATCGCTCGTGTTCGTAAGCAGTATGCCAAGGAACTCTCAGTAGCTCCAGCCTTTAAGGTAGCAGCCAAAAGAATGAAACGACTTTACAAACTGAGGAAGCGACTGAATAAACAGTTGCATGATGGTGACATCTCCGTAAAAGAATATTACAAGAAGTTGGATAGACAAGACAAGCGAAGAGTTTCTGCAATGCAAAGGGCATCATCCCGTGCAGAAACCGTAGGTCTTCTTCCTTCTAAGAGGTAGCCTATGGATTGGGAATCTATAGTTAGCTCTGTAGCCCCCATGATAGGAACAGCATTGGGTGGTCCCTTAGGTGGACTCGCAGCGAAAGCTGCTTGTGAAGCCTTCGGGATCGACCCGAAAGAAAAGGATGCTGAGAAGCAGCTTGCTGAGGCTGTCAAGGTAGCTACCCCTGAGCAACTCTTAAAACTGAAACAGGCTGAGCAGCAATTCAAGAAGGACATGAAGTCCCTTGATATTGATATCATGCGTATCACAGCGGATGATAGAGACTCAGCCAGAAAGATGTTTATGCAGACGAAGACTAAGGTAGTACCTGCTCTTGCACTTACTACCTTCCTAACCTTCGGCGCATTTAACGTAGCACTTTTTACAGGAAATATACCAGAGAACGGACATGATCTACTGATCCGTACTCAAGGTGTCTTGGATACTCTGGTCGGTACAGTCTTTGCATACTACTTCGGTAGCAGCAACAACTCTGCCGCTAAGGACAATATGCTCCACGCCAGTACTCCCACAAGTATATAAGATAAAAAAAGCCCCTACTATCCATTACGGACGGTGGGGGCTTTCTTTTTATAAGGAGTGCTTCATGCGAGTAAACACAAACTCAGCAAGTTTCTTAGCATCCAGTTTGAAGTCATCGAAGAAATCGTCAACAAGGTTAGAACCTTCTGTCAGAATCTCCATGAGTTCTTTAAGAGAGTAGTTATACTTCTTAAATACAGGCACAACTTTGAGCAACCATTTAAAAGATTCGTACACTTCCTGTGCATCGTGGTCTTCCTGTTCGGCAAGGGTTGCCTGAGCGAGGAGTACTTCACGTCTTGCAGGGATTGTCTCTTTAGTTACTACTACGTTGTTAAGCAGAGCAGGTTTCTTACCCGTCTTCTCCCATTCATCTAGTGCAGCAAGGAGAGCCTTAGGCATCTCTGCTGCCCCACCAAGGGTACACATCAAGTGCTCACGGAAGACTTCTTCCTGCTTCTTAACAGAGCGTTCCTTCACAGCTTTATCAAAAGCTTTCTGAACTTCTGTTGGCAAGTAGGTTCCTTCCACTGCATACTTGATCACATCCTTACAGGATTCAAGGATGTACTCGACATCCAGCATAAAGGTCTTTGCCTCTTCTGGCATAGGTTCGAAACCGAACCAACCTTTGATGCGTTCACCCCAAGTCATTTTCTTTTTAGTTTTCATCATATCTCCATTTTGTATGAAGACACTAGCCCTCTTGTGGAGTCAGCACACGAGAACTTCTCTCAATAGGTGCGGAAATTTAATGGTCTGTCTCTGAGAAGGTGGCCCAATTATAGGAACCAGTTGTGACTAGGCTGTGCCACCCCTCGAAGTTAACCAAGGTGTAGAACAGCCCATCATCATGCTCCCACAGAAACTCTGCGATCTGTTTCATTATTTAGTACAGTAAATTTTCTTGTCTCGAACGTCAAGGCCACAGTCGATGAAATAGTCAATGATATCTTCACGACACTTAAACAGAAGCTTCATTGTATTGAGGAATGCAAGAGCCTGTTTAGCAGAACCCAGTTCCTTTTCTACAGTCTTGCGGTAAGCTTCTGTCTGATCGATCTTGTATTCGAACACCTTTGCGGAAGCAGAGCGGTTAAGCTTACGTAACTCAGAACTGCGAATATCTTTAGATGAGACATCCATATCTTCTGCTTCCAACAGAAAACACTGGCGGTTGCGAGAATGTTCGTAGTCCTTAATCTGTGCATTGTACAGGCGAATATCTGAATGAGAGAGATCGATGGTTTCTTTCAGAGCCTTCTCGCAGTTTTCCAAAGAAGTATCAAAGTTGTCACCGGACTGAACAAGTTCTTCAAGTGTATTGATAAGACTCTTACGGAGGTAGAGGTCAGATTCAGTATCTGTCTGGTGCAACCAGTATTCCAAAGACATATCCATTGGATTCTTGATGAAGAATGTGAAAGCGTCCACCGAGGCTTTGTCAACAAGACGTCGAAGTGTATATTCGAACATGATATCTCCTAGAAGCAGCTAGAGGTTTCAAGAGCAAGGTCCAGAATACGACGGACCTCATGTACAGAATTTTGCTCGATAGCTTTCTTAACGATCTCCTTGATCAGCGGGATCACTGAATGGTTCAACAAGAGAGTCAGGGCAAGATCGTCACGGTGGCTTACAAGAGAGCGATAAGAAGAATCCTTTGCTGTCTCACTGAGGACAGATGTGTAATGATCAGGCCCGTTAGACAACAGGTTAAGTTCATGTGTTGCATAGTCTCTGAGATAACGCTGCTCACTTATACGTACATCTCTTTTGTCGGACTCTTCTGCGGAAAGGTCTGCAGTAAACAGGTTGTCTGAAATGTTCTCAGAGGACATCGCTGCCATAGCTGTGTGGATAGGCTGACGAAGCTGCCATTCATCTTCCACGAGATTCATAAGGGTCTTAATGCGATCATGCAAGTTCATGTTAATTCACCTTTGTGGATGTTTTTACAGAGACTTCTTTGTTGAAGAAGTCCAGAATTTCCAGTTCTTCTTCGTGCGTAACGGAGGAGTAGACTTGCGCCAAATCAGTCATACTATAGAACTCTTCAATGGCATTCTTATACTCTTTGATCTGCTGATCAAGGTACTTCTTACTCTGACAAATCTCATCATTACGTGTACCCCATTCAAGGTAGAGTTCTGTGAGGGCTTCCTCAGACAAGTTCTCAGTAGGCTCCCAAAGAGCGTGAGCATAGTCAGAAAGGTTCAGGATGTATCTGAAATTGGCATCCTTAATATACTGTCTGCAAGCTTTTACGTAACCCAACTTCATATTGATACGAGTCCAAAGTTTATCTGGATCAACGAACTCCTTGAAGTTCCACTGTGGGTGATTAACCATCTTTGATACAATATTAGATACGGGCATGAGCAACTCCAGTAGAACTACGGGTTAACTTGTTTGAGTAAATGTGGTTCACTCTGTCTGCAACGGTACGCAGAGACGTGTTCGTGCGATCCTGAAGGGCTACGAGAAGAGCTTTGAAGTCCTCTTTAGTCATGTCATCTGGATACACATTAGCCACAGCTTCGATTGTGCTGAGCTTCTGCAAGGTCTGGTCTACACTGTAGTATGAGATACGTGGCTCATTATTAGCCCAAACCATATGGGCAGCGACGTACTCAGCACAGGAGTCGTACTTAGTAGCCTGAGGTTCCTGCAATGCCCATAAACGCTTTTTCATACGTGTGCGAGAATCTTCTGCAAAAGCCGTAGCCACGTCCTGACAGGCACGCTTGCGGTTCATAGAGTTTACTGTCTGCTCTTTCGTAGGGTAGAGGTCAGAGAAGCGGATGCTGTATTCTCTCAAGGCTGCTACCAAAGTATCGATGAGGTTTTTATTAACCATTCTATATGCTCCTACTGTACACGAAATACAGTTCCGTCTTCCCCGAAGCCAAACTTACCAGAGCAAAGACCCTGATGCAAAGCGACTCCGAGAGTTTTAATCTGTGGATGTTCGAGGTTCAATTCATATTTGAAGTTAATAGCCTCAATCATCTCATGCACCAGAGTCTCATAGATTCTATGTGGTGCTTCTTCCTGTGCAAGAAGTTCGATACGGTCAGTCACTGGATCATATCCACCCAATGCTAAAGTTCCGTCATCTACTTTTCTTTGTAAGGGAAGTACATCTCGGTAAACGAGCATTGGTATTTTATTCTGCCCGACGTGGAAACTGTCGGGGATATGATTCCAAGATTCTGTCATATCATACTCCTTATTCTGGATCGTTAAAAGCCCAACTCTGTCTTTCACTGGAGACCACCACGCTAGGCGTGGCATCAAGGTACGGAGTTTTACAAGCATCATACTTAGGAAACTCTTCCATAGATATCTCGAAGGATATTGTAAGGGTTTTTTTACAGGTTGGGCATTCCGTTGTTTGACGTTTAGAACAGTAAGCTTTCTTGTCAGAATAGTATACTGCTGTAGGCATCATGCTAAATTTACCTGCACAATTAGGACAACGACTAATACAATGTACTCTTACGGCATATGGCATATGTTCCACGTCTCCTAAAAAATAAGTTGGGTTAAATTTATTCATCACATCTCGTATAGACCAGTAGCCCACTCAGATACTTCGTCTGATGGCACATATGCATAATAGCTGCTTAGACCTTTTATCAGATCAGCCACAAAGTAAGGGTTCACATAGGTCTGGTCTTTCTCGTCAGTACTAGCACACTTCTCCAGAAGACTCTGTATTTGCCCCACTAAGGATTGCTCAGTATATTTAGGATTGGTCCACTGCAAGGCACAAGAGTAGCATTCATGATATTCACCATCAGAATTTAAGATTATATCAGAGCTTTTGCATAAAGGACAGTGCGTAAACGGAAGGGTTGGTGCGTCCATAGTAACCTCTACTTTGTTACAGCGTCGTATACATCTTGAAAAAGTTCAGGGAACTCTGCTACCAAGTCTTCAAGAAGAGGCATCAGTAGTTCTCGAATGTCTGGATGAGCATCCTTTGCACAACGCAAACGGAAGATGTGTCTCCACTCTCGAAGGTTTGTTGTAACCTTGAGCTTCGCAGCTACATCATGTGGCAGTACGCCACGAGCTTCTTGCTTTGTATGTCCAAGGCCAAGCATCTGAGAATAGTGTTCTGCGGCAGATTCAATAGCTGTCTGCCAAAGGGCACGCTTCTGAAATTCTTCATGAGCCTCACCAGTAAGTTCCTTGAACCAAGCGGGGATGATAACAACAATCTTGTTGCCGTATCCTACGTAGCGTGTAGACTCCTGTGTATAGGCTGTATGACGGTGACGCACAAACTCATGGGTAACTCCCCGACTTGTCATAAATACAGCAGAGAGGTTGAAATGTTCTAGTACGGATTCGTGGCCTAACTTGATGATGCGCTTAACGAACTTCTCGTTAGTCTCATCTGGATATTGGCTGTCTTCTTTGCGGTAGCAGATACGAGCAGTCTCTGCAATCTGGTTGAGTAAATCATCAGGAAATTCTTTTGTCACTTCATGTGAAGATTCAATATATTCAACAGTTGTCTTCATATTAAAATCCTTTGAGTCTTCATACTTGGAAAGACGTTTAGCTAGTTGTGCGGCCTTCGCCCAACCCTCTGTCCCAATACGCATAGCGTCAGAATAGGGCTGGTAGAATGGGTGATCTTTAGTCATTACGTTTACCGTAGGTGCTTTAATCATGTACACCTCGTGGTAATTCGTAGTATTCTAAAATTAACTCCTCATCCCAGTCTTCTCTGATAGGGACGTCGCCGTACTTCTGTGTGTATGCTACGATTAAATGTTCGATGCGTTCAAGATCGACATCTCTTTGGAAGTCCTCGTGGGTGTCTGGCTTCCACTCTGGTGGGGTGAAGCCTTCGGGCAGTTGCCCCCAAGGTTCTGCCACAGGTACATCAAGTCGGCGAAGCATCCGGTCTTGGATCATGTGTGTTAGCTTCGGGCTAAATGTATGACTCATTCACATTCCTCCTTAGAAAAAAAAAACCGCCCAATGAGATGCACCTACCCATCATAGTGACAGGTGCTGTCAGGTTGCCTGTTAATACGTCTATCAACTCAGGTCTAATGGGTATCTCAAAGGGCGGTCATGGGTGTACTACAAACCTAACTGCTCATGCAGGAATACAGAAGGTGTTACATTATGGCTTTTCTTAACCACAAACCCTGCTGCGTTTTTGTGGCCTCCGCCACCATATACCTGTGCGAGAGCAGAGAGGTCAACACCAGAGGAGTTCTCGGTAGGCTTTCTCATGGAGACTTTCAAATCTCCGTCAGCGTTGTAATAAGCAGACATAGAGAAGTCTGCTGTGGCCCACGCTTCATGATGCTCATATACATAGGAACTTCCTACTGGTGCGTTGACGAAGAGGACATTATATGTCTTTCCGTCTCTGGCTCTGAATGTCCGTTCAGTAGCCTGTGTCATTAACCAAGCATCTGTAGATTCTTTATAGGCGGCAACAGTCATGCCCATACCTACGATGTTCTCGATCACCCTAGGTTCAGCGTCCTTCTCAGCGTACTTGGCATTGAAAAGAGTAGACCACAGAGCTACGTTAGACGGGTCGTGATCTACAATGTTGAGACCATACTGGAATGGTACAACATGTTCGGAGAATCCGTGATCCCATACGTCATAACGTCCGATGAGAGACACGGCAATTGGCAAAGGTTTTACATCTTGACACTCATCATAAAGGATATCCACACAACAACGTCCATACTCTTCTGCGGAGTACTTCTCTACGAAGGTCTCTTTATCCATTCCGGTAGTCAGGTCTGTATAAATAGCAAGATCATCTTTGTTGAACTCATCGAACATACCCGCAGGGTTCTCAAAGAGTTCTTCCATCTGCATAGCAAACCACGCAAGCTCTGATGCGGAGACTTCTGCGCCCAGCATCAGGTTTACTTTACCACGATGCGTCAGCTTCTTATAAATGGCTGTTGCAGAGGGGTGATGATCAAAAATCTGTACACGATCTGCGTGGAGAGTACCTTTCTCAAGCAGTTCAGAAATACCATTGAGGTCTTCTGGTGTGTAATCTACAAAGAAAATCTGATTGGCATCTACAGCTTTAATAATAGACACATGGTCCATTTCAGCCTTAGTGCGATCACGTACCTGAAAGCATACGTTGAGTGGATTCTCGGCCTTCTCTTCTGTAGTACGTTTGTTATTCAGGAAGTGGGCGACAGTGTATGCAGCACAATGTCCGTCTGCATCGTCATCATAAAAAATAATAGCATCCACTGTTTGTGGAATATCTTGTGTCTGTACTTCTATCATGGTGTCCTCTTAAGGAGTGAAGGCCCACATCGATAAACGAGGGGCCAACACAACAATGGAATTGATTGTATAACTTCACGGCGCATTGACTAGTGAACTGTCTCATACTCATCAAGGATAACCTGACGAGTAGCCTTAGGCAGTTCAGTAATGTAGCCTTCGGGACTTCGGTTAATCATACCGAGAATCTCGAAGTTGATAGGGAACATAACGAAGTCCTGTCGAGTGAACTTGTTGTGACCCTTTTCTTTTGCTCGTTTCTGCAAGCAATCGAAACACAAATGGCTATGGGATTTCATACCAAGAGAATCCCACAGATCATTGGACAGCATGTAACCGTCCCGTGTTTCGTGAAGACAACCATCGCATACGAGGAGAGTCTTCTTAGTTCTCTGGTTGATAGCTCTCATAGCCACCTCCTAGTTTCTGTTAATCAGCCATAGCTCGAATGATATCAGACAGTCGGGTAGCACGGGATTTAACCTGTCTTGCCCACTTACTGTCCAACATCTCTTCGGAAGCCTTTGTATAGTCTTCTTCTTCGAGGGCTGTGAGGAAATTGTTGAAACCCATCAGTCCGGCAATGCCAAGATTGAAGGCCATATTGATCAAGACTGCACGGAGTTCTTTGGACCCCTCTTCCAGAAGCTCACGAAGTCGATCTTCATGAAGCATTTCTTCTACGGTCTCTGCAATTTGCCATGCAAGGATAAGTTGAGCCAATGGTTTAGGCAGGTCACGGCGTTCAAGACACCATCCATACCCCACAGTCCACAGACCTTCGGTATCCTTATATGGTTTACCACGGAAGCCTTCATCAGTTTCAAGCTGAGGCTGTACCACTTCAGCATACTGATTCAAAGGATCATGGAAGTTCATTGTCAACCCTTTAAAAGGATTGGCTACAGTAAATTCTACTGGATTCTTTTCACCAGTCAGTTCAGTAAGAGTATTGCCTATCACTATACTACCCTCCAGATATACTGGTCTTCTCTGTCACAACGGCCATGATCAAACTCAGAACAGGCACAGTTGTAACACTGAGTACCTGCATCGTAGTCAGGGTCATCACGCAGTACACGCTCTTTAAGTTTGTAATCTTCAAGCACAAATTCATGGATATCATTGTCCAGAATAATGCCAGTGAGGGCAAGGATAGTTTTGAAGGCTTCGACTACAGGACTTTCTGGATTTTGAATTTCCAGATTCCAAGAGTCGGGCAGTTTTTCTGCGAGAACTCGAAGGTTCTTAATTACTCGGTTGAAAGAGTGGCTAAATTCCAAAGGCCCAAAGTCCGCAATCTCCTGCTCTTCTACTGCTTTCTCAAGAGTAGCTACTTTGTGAGCAAGGTCACGAGACTTCTGGTATCGAGGCTTCATGACAGAGGCTTCCCACGCTTCTGCGTCTTGCTTACGCCACGCATTAAGCTGTTCAAGTTCCTTGTCAAGCTTGCTAAGTTCACGTTCAGCTACTGCCAGTTCTTCACGAGGATCAAAGTCTTCATTCATTATGTAGTCCTTGTATAAGGTATAAGCCAAGACAACTCTTCTCCACCATCGGATAACCGTAGAGGTATCTGAGAATCAGAGGGTTCAGCCAAGGCTGTTATTCTTTCGGGGTACTTACTACGAAACATCTGCAACTCAACAAGTAAGCTGAGAACTTCTGCAAACTGCTTAGCCTGATCCTTAATAGGCAGGACTTCCTTTAGAAGGGAAGCAGTCTTATCGATGCGTAGCTGCAAGGAGTCGTCTTCTACAGGATTCGCTAAAATCCACGAGTCCTTATTCATAATTTCTCTCAATTTCGAGCGAACAGTGGAAGGGAAGATCATTGTCCTTCGTCCTCTCTCGGTAAGAGACTGTGTGGATAGTTCCTAAATACTTGTCAGCTTCTGCTACCATCTGTTTACGTTCTTCCAACGTACCTTTAGGTCGAAGCTCGAAGGTGTGGTCATTCACATCATTACGGAACACCAGTACGATGCCGCCTTCTACGTCTACTGTGCTGCCAACACAGACAAATTCATTGTCATACCAAGGTTTGCGTTTCTGCAAAGCCTTAGACTGAGCAAGGTTCGTGATGTAACCTTCTGTGTCATAACGGTACATTGTACCTTCGAAGTGGTAGGAGAGACAACGCTCGTAGAAACGGTCCATATCAGACCAGAGACTTATTGCTCTGTCCTTGACGAACATACACTGACCCTTCTCACGAAGCTCAATCAGTGCATCACCACGTTGCTGAATATCCTTGAGGGACAACAGGTTGTTGGACTCTTCTGTGTAGGTGACGAGAGGTCGGATAAACGCCCCACGTCTGGTAGTGTAGGTCATCTTCATAGCGTCTTTACAGACAACATCGTAGATCATGAAGTCTACATGTTCCTCACGCTCATGCTTAGAACCTTCACGTACAGAATTGACAACAGAGCTAAGGTCTTGCAAGGACATCTCATGCACATAGAACTCACCGTCCCACATGAATCGTGTCTTGCGATCTTCACCCTGCTCTTTTAAAAATTGCTTAACCTTTTCAGAGTTATTCCAAGAGTCTTCAAGATGCGTGAAAGGTACACGCTTACCACTCTTGGTAAAGAACCCATACTTCTCTTCCTCTGCAACCCACTGAAGTGTACCTCGGATACCGTTCAGCTTAGGTTGTGCCCATGCTCCATGATATCCCCGCTCATCGACCAGATGCTCCTGATCATCGAACAATACAGCACGCATTGGGAGGAGAACGTCTGGCCCTTTGTCTGCCAGTTCTTTTGTAGAGAAGTAACCCTTAGTCAACTGGATTGCAGTAGATGCATCAGCTTCCTTTTGGGCCTGTTCTTCTGGGGTAGTTGCGTTGCTCTTGCCTACATTCTTGGCAATAGCTGTACGGCTACGTCTAGTAAGGTTCCCACCTTCGGAGCCGTACTCAACGACAACCTGATCACCCTCTGCAAAGGTGCGCCACACACGGTAGTTACCCTTACGATCTTTCTTGTATAAGAATTGTGGTTCCATTAAAACCCCTCTACGTCTGGTTCAGTGTTATATCGATTGGTCCAACCCCAAGGAATGTCAAGTCTCTTACACCACTTTGCATATGTCCAAGCCCGTGGTCCTTTACTCAACTTCTTGTGTGGGTTTTCAAAGATCATTCGATAGTCTACGTCAGGATGCTGCTCACGGAATCTTGCAATGAGATCACGGTTAGCAGGTCTGAGATACCCCTTAGCTTCCACATAGTAAGGCTCACCATCTTTAGGATAGACCTTGAAGTCAACCTTGTGTGGAGTCTTAAGAATCACAGAGAAAGTTGTAGGCTCGTACTCGAAATAGTCTACGGTTGGGTCGCTTTCCAGTTCGCAAGCTATCTCATGTTCCAAGGGAGACTTGAGTTTGTCAGGCATGTCTGTGTAACGCTCTTCCTTTGGAGTCCAGACGAACTTCTTGAGCACCCAAGGCTTACCATTGTTGGCCTCTCGTCTGGCTTTATTCTTCATCTTTCTTCTTTCCAGTCGAAGCTTTTTCTGCTTCTTGTTTTCTTTGCTTGTCTGCTTTTTCTTCATCGAGATACTCCTTATACTGATTACACAGATGTGCATAATCACAAAAGAGTTTACACTTTGTTCGTTGGGATGGGCGATGCACAAGCTTGACATTATTCAACCCACGCATCTTGATGTAAGCCTCTGCTTCTTCCTCCGTGGAGCAAAGCTTAGCACAGCTTCCAGTCTGTCGTGTCACGGCTATCTGCGGGGGATTCTCCCAGCGTTCTTCCATTGTGCAGTGAGGAAGTTCAGCGTCTTCTGCATCTTCATTTGCCTTGTGGAGAGTAAGCCTCTCACGGATAAATTTATCTTGTTCTTCAAAAGACCACGCAGTACAAGTCAAGAGGGCTGTCGGAGATTGGGGGTAATCCTTGTTGAGTTTAGCCATAGTAGGTTTCCAATCAAGATACACCAGATGAATAGCCAGAAGATCAGCAGGAACACCCTGCTTTCGCAGCATATAACTATTGATATTAAGCTGCTGCTCCCACTCAGGTTTCATCTTTGTTGTACCCATGTTGCCACATTTGGTGGTCTTGTGGTCATAAACTACACCATCTTTGTAAGCATCCACAATAGCTACGAGCTTACGACCCATGATCACCTCAGTGAGTTTGGCCTCTGTAGCGTAACCATGATGTTTCAGTTTACGTTCCATATCCTCGTGTAGGATATTTCCTAGCTTGGCTAAGTAAGAATCACGAATGTCTGTCTCAACCTCGTGTCGGTGTCGTTTATGCAAACGTACTTGTCTTGGGGATTGTATGAGGGTGGTTGCGGAGTAGTCAGCACGTCCTGTGAAGACATGCTTCGGATCAGAAAACCAGTCGATCGTTATGCTAGGCATATCGTGATTGTTGGTCATTGAAAATCCTTATAGAAAGGCGAGGGGCAACACAGTCTGGACTCCGTGCCACCCCTCTATTCAGGGAGTGATAGGTTCTGTACTGCCGTAGGGAATTAACCGGATAGACTACAACAAACCACTGACGGGTGGCAGTACAGAAATATAAATATTGTGGAACTCCCGCAACTCAAAGCAGGAGAATGCAAACGAGAGTTCCACTTGAGTCTTCTACATGGGGAGCTTACGTGACATTACCGTCGCCTAAAACGGTACATCACCCATGTTCCCTGACTCGGAGGGAAAAGCTTGTTGGTGGTACGGCTGAGCCTGCTGCTGTGGAGGCATCTGCTGCTGAGCGTTCTGCTGTACCTGATTGTAATACTGCTGGGCATTCTGCTGTGGGGCAGGGGCTGCCTGTTGCTGTGCAAAGTTACCCTGTGGGTTCATTTGCTGAGGTGTGTTCTGATAGTCCTGCTGCTGAAGCTGGTTCTGCATCTGAGTGTTAGCCATCTGTGCAAGCTGATCTGCGGACAGTGGTTTGTACTCTACTGGAGCCTCACTCAGATTTTTCAGATGGACAATCTTCCAGTTCTGTCCCTGCTGAACTACTTTGATTTCAATAGTGTCACCGTCCTTAGTACCGTTAGCAATAAAGCTCACGATGTTAATGTCTGGACGAGTCACACCTTTCTCAATAACATCCGCAGTCTGATTGTCAAAGAAAATTTTGCGATACCCTTCTTCGTCAGGGCGGTCGTTGCCGCCGATCTTAGTACCTGTCAATACCCACGCAGAGTATGTGTTACCTGTGCGTTTAGATACCAGATCATCTCGGAAAACAAAACTGTCTCGTTTAATCCACATATTTAAAAATCCTCATATTTCGTTTGTTCACCATAGGAAGGGCCAACTTCTGCGTCTCCACCCATAGGTGTGACGTAATCCCAACCAAAGTATGATTTCATTAAGTTCGGTATATCGTCGAAGAGGTCCACAACTGTGCGACAAAGCTTGTTCACTTGGTCTTTGTGACATTCGAATACCATTGAATCATGTACCTGCAACACCAGAGTGGCATCAATACCAAGCTCCCACAATTTTCTAATTGCTGTTGCCATAACAAGGTACATCACGTCAGAAGAAGCAGACTGTACGATATAGTTACATATCTGAGAGTACTCATACTTCTGACCATCGAAGTCGTATTTAAACTGTCGTCCGGTGGGGGACACCAAAGTTCCAGTTCGATATACGGTCTTAACATTCTCTTCCTGCCACGCAGATAGACCCTTGAACTTGGCCTTGTACTGTGTAACAACTTGCTCCCACTTACGCTTACCAAGGTCCGGCATGTCACCGTCCTTATGAAAGCCCACAGCGGAGCCACCGTAAAGGAGTCGGAATGTTACGATCTTTGCAGTGGTTCTAAACCCATCATGCTCCTCGTTCTTGGGATCGAAGGGACCATTGATGAAAAGCTCAGAAGCATTCTCTGCGTGTGTGTCTACCCCATGATTCAAGTCGTATTGCATCTTAGGATCACGGGATAACTCTGCGGCTACTCGGAACTCGACCTGTGCTAGGTCAAGGTTAACCATAACGTAGTCGTCTTTGGTGGGGACGAAACACTTCTTGATAGGGTTCGTACCTTTACGTGGTAAGTTCTGCCCGTTAGGGTTTGATGACGATAGACGCCCTGTCTTAGTCACGCACATATTAAAAGATGGATGGATGCGTCCGTCGGACCCTATCTGCATGATGAGTCCCGATTTTTTATCCTTCGTGATTAATGAGGTAACTACCTTGTTGACCTTTGCATGGTCCAGAAGAAGTTTCCTGAAAGCCTTCTGCTCTTTTGTCTTTGCACGAAGTCGTTTCAGAATTTTCTTACCTACTGGGTACGCCCCATTAGCACCACGTTCACCTTCCGGTACAAAGCCTAAGCCTACGAACTCTCTGTACTCCTCAGCCCAACGCTCACCTTCCTTGATCTTGCCAGACTTCAACTTCCGATAAGTCTTCTCACGGAACTTGACCTTGACTCTGCCACCAAACAAGGCAGCACTCTTCTGGATTGCGGAACCAGCATTGAAGTTCGGGATGTTCGTATACTGCTGCATCTCAGCTTCGAGTTGCTTGACTTCTTCTTGTGCTTCTTTGTAGAACTGCATAGCCTTGACTTTATCAAAGCCTACACCATGCACTTCCATATCAGAGAGAACAGTCACCATTGTACACTGGAGTCGCATGAGTTTATCCAAACCCATCTTGCGAACAGTTGGGGCTTGCGCCCAATACAAATTCAAGGTAGACTCTACGTCTCTCCGTAAGTAAGGGATATGTATGTCGAGTGGAATCTCGTCAGTCTCATACCCGTACTCTTCCCAATAAACCTTCATCATATCCTCTTTGAGAGGCATGTTATGACGTTTCAAACAGGCATTGAGGCTCCACCCTTTCGGATGTTTTTGCTTATGAATAATGTAGTCACCAACCATAGTACACCACCAAGGTGTCTTCCCTACGTCTAACCCAATCCACTTCAAGTGGTTGCGGTCGAACTTGGCGTTGTGTGCTACAAGCAAGTCAGCTTTATCTAAATACTCCTGTACTTCCTTGAGAACTTCCTCTCGTGGACGTACTTGTTCGTTCTTGTGTTCAAGTATCCACTGTCTCTCTTCACCAGTTGATGTTTTGATTCCAATAGAACAGATGTATGCACCGATTTGCCACGGATTAATGAGTGGTTTACGTGTGCCTTCAATATCAACAGCTACTATATACATAAGATTCCTATAAACATAACTAGGCGTAACTCCCCGACGGTGCGGGGAGATTACTTACCACTTCGACACGGCATCAATGAGACCCTTTGCAACCTGAGCGCAGAACTCTGTGACCTTAGATTTACCGAGCTTGACACGAACCATTCCGTCTCCCTTTTCATGAGAGTTCCGGATACTGAGAGCCTTCGTATACGCATAACGTGCCTGTGTCCGTTGCGAGGACAACCTTTCAGCCCGTTCTTTTAGTTTTCGAATCTCTTCGTTAGCTTCATCGTAAGCAGCACGGCAATCCTTCACCTGCTTGCATTTACGTCTGAATATAGGATCAGACGCATATAGTTTCATTGTCTCTGTCTTAGTCTTTGCCATAGCTATGTCTCCTTTGTTAAGCTACATCGGAAAATAAAGCTTTCTCTTGGTCAAAGCGTACACCAAAGCTACCCCGTCTACCCTCAGCCATCTTAGTTTTTGCGATGGATAAGTAGCGTAGAACTTCTCGAAGGTTTTCATCTTTGGGTTCACCGATACCGAGAGCGAAGTCAAGCTCTTTGGGCTTACCTACTTTTGACTCAGACATGTCTTCAATAGTAAGACGTTCTCTGTCTGTTACCGCTGCCTGACCTGTTGTGATGATCGGGATGCGGAACTCTTTGGCGATTGTTCTCAGAATCTCATAGAGTTTTCCAAGTCGCAGATGTTCAGACTTAACCCGTTCTTCACCTTTAAAATGTACCTTGTCAGCAACGTCAATTACAAGTAACCGTACCTTGTACTTCTTAAGGAATCTTCGTATGTCGGAGACATGGATAGATGGTTTATCAACCACCCTGACTTTAAGACCCCCACGATTAATGAACTCTTCGTCCGCTTTCTGTGGGTGGCGTAAGTATTCCTTGGTCGAGGTCTGCAAGACGGCGTTGTACAAACGGCCTTGAACCTTTTCACCCTGTTCCTCATTGTTCATCCAGAGAATAATCTCATCGTCCTCAATCTGAGTAGCCATGTGGGTCAATTCAGATGCAAGGAATGAGGTCTTGCCTACACCAGTACATGCGAACACATGCCCAAGGATACCTCCCGCAATAGGCCCGAAGTATTCTTCGAGTTTACTGAGTCTCCAGTGTAGACCATTTGGGTTTGCTACCACTTGACGGATAGCTTCCGCAGATGCTTCAACGAAGTCTGACTCTTCTTCGTCTTCTTCTACAGATTGCATAAGTGCGAGGAAGTCTTCGACTGTCTCGCCTACTTCTTCGAGCTTATCATAAGATGCACCATATAGAACATCGGTTAGTTCACCGACAATCTCTGCTGCATAGTACTTCTCAACCATCCTTTTGATACAGGACTGTTGAGTATCTTCCGTTACGCTGAGGTCACGAAGTTTAACAAAGAGTTCGTTATATGTAGCCTTACTGCGGTCAGCAGGATTCTTCAAAGCGAAGTAAACTTCGAACTCGTCTACAGTTAAACCGTCAACTTGTGGAAACTCATCGTAATAATCACCTAATATTGAGAGGAGTGTCTTGATTTCATGTTCTAACTCAAGCTTTGAGAGGTACTTATGGTACATCAAATACTCGGACTTTGTAAGAAAGGTTTTAAGAACCGTAATCTCAATCATGTTGTTTCACTCCCACCCTTTGTACTATTATTATAACCAATATCCGTGGATTTGTCAAGAGCTTTCTCAAATTTCTTAAGACGCTCTTGTATTTCATGGGCTTTGTAATCTTTGGGGTCTTCCTGTGCAGAGACTTCTACACGAGTAGGTATGCCAAGAGAAGTGAAGCGTGGGATAAACCCTATCATCTTCTTCCGCATGTCTGGATCAAGCCAGATCACAACGTAGCATTTACCATTGGAAGTTTTGGACATAAGCTTAGCAAGCAGATGTTCTGTAAGGTTTGTGCCGAGCAAACTGATAGCATTAAATCCCGCTTCGTGTACTCGGATTGCAGAAAGGATATCCTCTACTAGGACTATTGGCCCTTCTGGATCATCAGCATTCTGCCACAATTCGAAGTAGGTATCTTCCCTGTCACAGGAAACATTCAAGTACTTCGGATTATCTTGTGTTGCCTTGCCTACGTTACGTCCTTGCCAGTATGCTAGGTCGTTACCCCGATAGACGGGTAGCACCACACGATTGTAGTACTCAGAAAAACCTATACCATACTTGGCTATAAGGGCTGGGGTAATTCCGTACTGGATCAACCACTTGTACCCTTGTGGTGGAATGTTTTGGTTGAAGTCTTTGGGAAGGAAGATAGACTTAGTTCTCAGTTCACCACGCTTCTGCCATGTAGATAGGTGGGCTTTCGCTGCGGCAGGTGTAAACCCTACTGAATACTTGGCCTTACCTTTTCCACACCGATGACAGTAAAACTTCCATCCTCGTTCTGTTCGAGTCGTCTTACTACATTCTCGGTAGTGATCGGGGTCACAGAAGGGGCAACCTTTCCATCGGACAGACTCCCCGATGCCGAGGCTCGGAGGGAAGATGCTGTCAAAAGTGACGAGAGCCATTGTAAATCCTCATCTTGTAGTTCCGTGTAGTCCTCAACTAGTAACTCTTCGGGGACAGCATCACGCTCTATGTCCAGATGTTTTGTTACTAGTGGTGTTCGCCAAAGCTCCCGCACTGCGTGCTGACATGTAATTCTGTAGTCACCCATACTTGGGAAGACTCTCTTAGAGAGGAACTCACATGCAGAACATAGTTCATGGAGCGGATCACTCACCCTGCCGTCACATGCTAAACAGTGCAGCATTATATGCTCCTTAGAGACTTACATTAAGGGCAAAACCAAGGTGCTTTTGTGACTGTTCATACAGAACATCACAAGCTTTATCCTTGATCAGGCTGACTAGGGTATCCTTTACAATTTCTTGTACAGTCTTACCCTGTGTGAGCCAACGCCACCCCAACTTCAGTTTCTTTAAGAGTGGAAGCCTTTTGATTTGCTTCTCAACCTCTTCCCTGATCTGGTTAGCGATACTCTTCACAGCCTTTGCCACTTTGATAATGAGATTCCAGAGTTTCTTCATATCTGGATACCTTATTCCGTCGTGTATACGTTGATTCAATACTTAGTTAATCAGCGAGAAGTTTTCCGTTTACGTTTAGGGGGCGTGTATGTTGGCACACCACTCCCGCTCACGGTAGCCTTCACTGTTGTGGGCCACATCCCCATCCTGTAAGGATACAACCAACAGCCTTGTACTAATGAGCCATTCTTTTGCTCTAAGTGCAGAGGGCATCTTTCTACCTCACGTTTAACATTGCCTGAACAGGCGTAGCAATGTCTGTTTATTGTGCGAAGGAGGTGTCGCACCTGAGCTTGAGACTTTTTAAGTTCAAGTTCTAATTCCTTCTTGGTCATACGACCTCCAGTACATAAAGTACATGTATGATAACTCAGTCAGAATGAGTACTTGTATACATAATACTATTTAATTTAAATACTAATTATCAATTACTAAATAACCATAATCAGTATCCTTGACACCCTGTACATAAGTACATTATAACATAGTTTCCGCAATTGTCAAGAACTTTTTGCAGAAACTTCATGCATTACGGACCGCCTTCCTTCTTAGAAGCACGACTTTTCTGCATACGTCTATAGCCTTTTGTCTTAGGTCTGTGGATTTTCTTCATAGGCTTCTACCTATAACCTTTCAAGTTTAAGTTACTATACTTTTATGTATCAAGACCATGAACCAATGTTCGCATTGGATCATAGTCCAACTCATTCAAGTGATAACATGTAGGACAAAGGACCGTCGGACTTTCCATTGGGTCTTTCGTGAGATATGTAGAATACGTCACGTCCCAAGGTAACAAATCCTGTCCGCATTCATGGCAGTACCGTTCCTTAGAGGCAAGCATCGTGCTAGACATGCGCTTGCCAATGACCCCTCTCCTTGGAATCCAAAACTCTTCGGACCCTTGGTGGATGAAGTCATTCTCACAATGGTTGCAGTGGAAGACCTCAGCCATACCCGTTTCGTAGAGAACTACGTCCTTTCTGCTCTTACAAGTAGGGCACAGAGGCGTCTCCATTCCCACAGAATGGGGGTCTACAGGCATCCTGTTTTCGAAGATGACCTTTGGGTCATTTGCTTTGTATACCGCACACGATCCACACACAATCGAGTTCCCATTATTTACAAGGTAGCCTTCACCCCCCACAAGACATCCGCAGTTGGCGCACGGGACCATGCCTGTGTTATCAGGGAGTTTAACAAGCTGGATGTGACTCCCTGCTCGTGTGTTCGGCCCGCCTTTGGGAAAGAAGTGGAACGGTTCATTTACCGGACCATACTCTGCCTCAATGCTAAGGTAATACATGAGAAGATCGAAGCATTCCAATGCCCGTTCCTCTGAGTAGTAAACCCACTGCCCATCACGGAAGATACCGAGAGGGAGTGCTGTGTGAGTAATACGATAGCCCTGTGCCAGAGGACTAAAGATAGTTTCATTGCCGATTCGGATTGGATCAGCACCACAAAGTTTGCCGTACTGAGTAGCGGACATTTCGGCATCTTCCTGATAAACAGCCATGCGAGTGTCCGGTGTATTGAATCCAAGTTCTACCATTTCGATACAGAAGTCCAAGACTTCAGCCAATCTATCCCACCCAAGCAGGTTAGACAGCATCAAATCCTCTTCCTTCTTTGTACCAACAGCGAACAAGATGGGAGGCGGAGCTTCCATGTCCATCAAGGCTTCTGCCATATCTGACCCCACAACCCCTGTGGTATCCATTGCCCCGTCACCAAGGTAAGATACCTTTTCTGCGTACTCAAAAGCACCACCGTCCATGACGGCATCCTTCATACGCCAGTTGTTACCATGTCGTCCACGTACTCGTACAATTACAAGACGTGGCGTAATGAGTTCAGATTTTGGAATGGCAAGCACGTTGCCTTCATGTTCGTAAGTCTCCCACTCGTCGTTGTCACGAAGAGTTTTAAGGAGTTCTGCCCGATTCATTCTCAGTTTGTTGTTAGTATTCAATGTAGCCATAGTCAATACCCTTATCCTGTAGGGTTAAGTTTATACAATCATTTCCTTCGTGTCTCGTTGACACAATTGAAGGCCGGATTATTCCGACCTTCTATCTGTTAACGATTAACGATTACTTGGTCTGCGGGTGGAGCTTGTCCGCACCGCTTTCTTTGTTGTCGTCATCGGATTTGCTTCCCGCATTTTCTGCTGCATCGTCCTGTCCAGATTTGTCATCAGCTTTGGTATTGCTGCTTTCAGGCTCTTTAGGATCACGACCTTCACCTTTACCTTCAACGAAATCATTTGTGACTTTTACTGTACCAGTGTTGTCAGAGGTACGTACTGCGTCAGGGTTATGTTGCTTACGTTTGAACTCAGCGTCAGTAGTAACGGGCTTTTTGAGTTCACCCTGTTTCTTTTTGGCTTTGCCTTCAAGCGCACCAAAGATTGTTGCGGCAACCGCACAGCCTGCTGCTACACAGCCGAGGATGATTGCGAAGCCACCAGCTTTCTTTGCAGAAGCCTTATCAGGGGACAGCCCACCGACGTTCAGGCTCAAGCCTTCCTGCTGCTGGTTGCCGCCTTTGTTCTTCTGTTTACCCTGCTGCTGCTGATTGTTCTGGTTGTTGTCTTTGTTCTTTGCCATAGTAAGTTCCTCCTGTATGCGATCATACAAAGTCATTTAATTCTCTTGTCTGTAATAGAAAAGGGAGTCTGACAATCAGACCCCCTTACATTGAGAAGTTCCATAGTTGATTGGCTAACCGTTGCGTCTGGCTTTAATTCCTTCGACGGCAGCACGGGCATCGAGGATACCACAGCAGACGCTTCCGACTGCTACGATCCCCATCATGACTACGCCGATACAGTCAGCAACAATTATTGCCTTACGAGGCTTGCGGTTAGGCTTCAGACTTTTCGGCATCTGGCCCACCTCCTTCCCCTGCATCTGCTACTGCAAGGGCTTTCGCTGCCTTTCGTTTAGTGTAGTCTTCTTTACTGTCTTTGACGAGTACGACACCACCTACTGCAAGCAAACCAGACAAGCAGATAACTGTTGCACCCATACATACGCCACTGATTGCTTTCAACATAGCAACCTCCATCGTTTAGCTAACTACTAGCTGTTATCTCTATCACTAGCCTCCTTATCCTGTATAAGGGAGGCTGTGTAACCTGCTAGAATCATTGAGGTTTCGTTGCCACGCTGCCGACGTTCTTCTGCAAGGGCAACAAGATCATGCTCGATTTCTACCAAAGATTTAGCGAAGGTGTGAAGGTCATTCCTTGCAGACCATACGTTGTCCAGTTCACTGATAGTCAAGGAGTACATATTACCTGCCTTGAACTCAGCACTAATAGTACTGGTCAATGATAATACCTTGACGGGGTGCGGAAGGCATGTGAGAGCGAGAAAGAATGTATCCTTTTTAACTCTAACTTTCTGCATCTGCCAGTTGAACAGAACGCCACTAAGAAAATCTAACTCCCCTGCCTTATTGATATCATGGTGGATCATAGTCATGTCCAGAGATTCGCCAAGATCAATCAACGAATCAACATATCGCTTGAGCATATTGATTCGACGGTCCAGAATTTTAGTACCCATGTTGTTCTCCTAAAAGGTGAGTGTTCTAATTGCAGACATTCGCACAAGAGTCATGTGCATCTTCGCCTGTAAGCTCGGATGATCTGCGTAGGCAAGCAGGATTTCTTTATGATTCTTACTGTTAGACAAGGAAGAACTCACAGTGATAATACTTGCAAGGCTCGTCATGAAAGCAGTAGGAACCTGTACAGGTCTTCGTCCACATACGAGTGAGTGTCTTCGTCCCTGTTTGCTTTGCTCATGCTTAACAAACGCTACCAGTTTCCCCATGCATTCGAGAACATCCATGTTTGTTGTGTAGTAAACAGGTAAGCTCACCAGTTTGTACTGCACGCTGGCGTTCTTTCTGTATGTTTTCGTAGGACTCGACAGTCTATTATGCGCCTCCTTAACGGGGGCGTACATAGACTTGATAACCCTTGGACACTGTGGCCTGACAATTCTACAGGCGGCGTTTAATACTGAAGCGTGGTCACGGAGAAGCCCGACCACATGTTCGATTTGACTAACCATAACTTCCTCCTTTTAATCGGTTAGTTTTTAACAGGAGTGGTTGAGACATTTCATTATAGCAAGCACGTCCTCGCAAGAAATGATAGACAAACAGTAAGAAGACTAACAACAACTTATGCACTGCAACCACCCTCATTAGAAACCAACCGACCGTGCTACCTGAGATAAACAATAAAGTAGCATTGTGCAACCAATTGAAGTTACCAACTATTCTGAATGTTACCGTTCCTTTGGTCGGGCCTTTCGCCTTGGCGTATCTGACGGGCATGTCCCAAGTTGACATCACTAGCGGGCTTCCTTGATAAACAAGGGGCAGGTCTAGTCGTGTGTAGTAAATACACAGCATGTTCTCAATCCCTACGCTCAAGGGCTTTTATTCAGAAGTTATTAGTAGTTCGCTCAGTTGAGCCGTGGTTCTAGGTACGTCAGCCACTGGCCTAGACGTTCCATCGAGAGGGGGAACCGAAGTTCCCACCCCTCTAGGAGCTTCTAGCTACATAACAGTAGGCTTTTCATCCCCGTCTACATGAACTTCTCCCTCGTCAAAGGTAAAGTTCTCTGCTGTAGGGAGAATCTCTTTGAGTTTCTCTTCTACTTCTTCCTGAGTCAGCTCCTTATCGGAGAAGAGTTCGGACAATTTAGCCAGACCTTTCTTCCCACCGAAGGAAGTTTCGAGAAACTCCACGGGTTTGCAGAACATGTAGGTAATCGGATCATTTACTGCGCCCCGATACCCAGCTTCGAGCATTTCATTTACCCATGTTGGAACCTCACCACCGTCAGCACCGTAGTAGGCTGCTGCACCGGAGAAGACAGCGATAGGGAGCATGTTACTTTCTGCGAGGAACGGGGCGAGAGGTGCTGTGTAAGAGCCACGAGCAGCAAGCAGAGACATCACTGTCTTCATATTGCGGAGCATCTTGTCAGCAGTTACCTGCTTAGAAGCCTTTGCAATTGCAGAAGTGTTGACCTGAACAACAGTACTATTTGTGATAGCCTGCACCTGTTCCATCTGTTCGTCAGTGAGGTAATCACCGAGAGCAGCCAGAGCTTTATCTTTCATACTCTGTTCAGTTTCACCTTCGATGTTTTCAACTTCCACGTCGAACTTGGTTTCTTCATTCAAAGCTTTTGCCATGTTGATTCTCCTTAAAAGAAAAGGGTCGCCATGTTTATGACGACCCTCGTTAATAGGTTAGGTTATCTGTACTAAGACTAGCGGCGGAAGACGTTCTTCTTAGGTGCGCCGGACAGTTTGACTTCCTCACGCTGAGGCTGTTTATCTTCCTCTTCCGGTGTTTCAGCAGGAGCTTCCTGTTCAACTTCAGTAACGTCCTCTTCGAGGATCATTGCCAAGAGTTTGTTCTGAGCTTCTTCCCATTCAGCATCGGAAGCGTATACAGGATGATCAACATTAAGCTTTTCGAACTCTTCGTTGAACTCTGTAAGAGCCTCTTTAATACGTTTCTGGTCGTCTGCCAGTGTAGCGATCTGGCTTTCGATCACGTTCTTAGCAGCACCCTTCATATTTTTAACGCTGCCACGCAATTCCTTGAGGTCTTTACCGACCTGTTTCAGAGCATCTTCCTGTTCTTTACCATAGCCTTCAGGGAATTTCTTCAGGAGGCTTTTGGTTTTCTTGGACCACTGGTCCGCATCCGCAACGATGGACAGCAACTGCTTGTAGCATGTATCACAAAGACCGTAGCCGTTGAATGCCATCATAGGCACACCGAGTTCAGGGTGCAGAAGCTTGGACTTTTCGTCCACGATGGTACGTTTTTTCTTAAGCTGGTTGCAAGCTTTAGGCTGCTGTTTGTCCTTACGTTCAGGGGTGTCACCGCAATGAGTGCATTTCAGGTCCTGCTCAGGGATACGTTTCAGTTTGCCACCCTGCGCTTTCTGAGGAGACAGGTGTTCGTCATCGAACACGAAGCCCTGCTTTTCGAAGCCTTCACGGAGAGTACCGGAGGTGTTGAGGGGTTCCTGTTCGGCAGGAGCTGCATCCTTTGCGGCCTTAACAGCATCCTCTGCTGCTTTAACACCGGACAGCACAGGCTTGTTGTCTTTCTTTTTGTCAGACTTCTTACCTTTCTGGTCGTTGACAATAGGCTTTTTCATGGCCTGTTCTTTCTGTGCTGCATCGGACAGCAGGTAGGAAGGGAGGTCCATGTCAAACATGTCATTGAACTTGATGAGGGCAGCGTCCTTCATCTCTTCCAGTTTAGGGAAGAGCGTATCGACAGCAGAGGTTCCGATTTCTGCGAACTGTACAGTGATGTAAGTTTCCAGAATGTCTACCAGTTTATTGCCCTGTTTCAGGCCAGCGGTCTGTGCAATAACAAGCAGAGTTTCAGCTACAGACAGTCGGAACTGTGCAGAGTTCACGAAGCGTTCGTATTCAGCAGGGATATTTTCCTGCACCCACAGGCTGAGCAGTGCATCACCCTGTTCCACAGTCTTCACAACTGCTGCTGCTTTTGCAGAGGTGATGTTTGCTTTAGTCATAGCCATTGCTGCGTTGATGTATTTTGCCATTGTTAATTCTCCTTAAGAATTTGAGTGTGTTTGTTTAGATTAGACGTTGATAGACAGGTCTAGCCGACGTATTCGATACCGGATTCCAGAATATCTTTCACAGATTTGTGATCATCCGGCATGAGGATTGCAAAGCCATAGGTGTAATCATCCCCGTCCTTCTCAGGTGGGAGAATCACAGCCATAAAGTTCATGTTGCCTTCGAACTTTTTGTAGTATCTGTTCTCACAGATATACAACTGAGAGGGATCAGCCGCAAGTTTATCCCAATCCATGTTGAATGGGGCTTCTTCCTGCTTGATAAGAAAGGCGGGAGACAGGTCGCCGTCAGCGATCATGTTCTGCATTGCGTAATAGAATGCATTACACTTACCTGCTTCACGATCTTTAATGATCTTTGCATACGCCTCTGCACTAAGATTCGGGAGATCAACCAGTTCCTTTTCGGTATGGTTGATCATTACGATTGCCGTTGCCATAACATTTCTCCATGTTAGAGTTTAAAAGATACGTTGCCCCTGCAAATACCGGCCTTCTGCTTCTGTTTTGCAGTGCGGAGAAGGTCCATACGATTGCGAGGTGCGCCGGACAAGCGAGGGCTTTCGTCTTCCTTGCCCAAACACTTATCGATAAGTCTCTTAGAAGCATCCACCTGCTTTGCAAGAAACTCTTTGTCCACTTTACACAGTTTATCTACTGCGGATTCAGGGACATACAAGAAGATGCGACCCTTTACCCTACGAACTGCTGCACCCTCAGTACTACCATTGTCGATAGCAGTGGAGGCAAGTGCAGTCTCTTTAATAACTTTGCCAGTTTCGTTGTCGAGTACCACGACTACAACACCATTCACGAACCCGTGAACAGTACCGTTGCACTGTCTGTGGTATGCGAGCAACTCAGTAGATGTTGCAGGTCTTGCAGCCATGACGTTACTCCTTACCTTGTATTAGTCAGCCACGGAATGTGGCCCACTTCATAGTGTTCATCCACGTACCCCGACTGTACAGCAGAGTACCAACCATAAACGATAGCCCGACCAATATTATCAGCATACCTGTCGAGCTTTGTTCTGAAATCTTTTGGCCTTTTATTGTTATAATAGGCTCTTACTTTAGCTTTTTCTAACTCGTATTTCACATGATCTGTGTCAATAGCAAGGCCGTAACTACCCCGTACAAGATCAACGAACAGTTCAAAGGTGTCGCAGTTAGCCCACAAACCTTTCAAACCAGAGCAAGAGCCTGTGATATGCTTCTCACGCATATGTTTGGGGACGTTCCTTCCGCAAACAGCACACTCATAACAGTCTGTTCCGTTGTCCTTAGTGTATGAGTAAGTGAAAAACCCATAGGGGTTTACGGTACGCACGGCAACGCCATAGAATAGATACCACTGAGGGTCCAACTCAAGCAACAAACGATGCGGGTTGCGGTGTCTCGTTGCCAGATGCCTAGCTACACGAAGTGTGTAGTTTTTACAGAAGTGATCGATAAGAGCCTTAGTCACCCGACTTTTTCTTTTACTAGCCATAAGGTTTCTCCTTAGAGTTAATCGGTTGAGCGGTACAACATAGGCGGTTGGTCCCATGTTGTACCTACAACGGATCAAAGAAGGTGTTTAATGAGAAAGTTTGTTACTGTTCCTGCCAGACCGCACAGAAGAAAGATAGCTATACCTTGCTTAACTCTGCATATATTATGCAGTTCGATGGGGGTATTCTTTGAACTAGTCAACTCGCACCATTTACGGAGGGTGTACAGGTCCAACGAGCATTCTCTAACGTCGTTATAGAAGGACTCAACATCATATTCAGGGTAGTCTACAAGCTTGACCACTAACAGTATAGGGAGGGCAATAGTATTAGGCTGGTTGACCATCCCATTAAGCTGTTGTTGATAGGTAACTTGCTGACTCCAATCCATCTCCACACGGATAGTTTCGTACAGATAGTACACGAGGTCCATGTACGTAGTCTTTTTATTTGGTTTCATGTCGCCTTCTCCTATCAAGCATACGTTTACAACGTGCCGAATGGAACAGACAGAAGATAGTAGACAGGTCTACAAAGCTGTCTTCACAGTACACGATATGCTTAGTGATACCTTCAATGCGGAAGATAGGGTTGCCGACATTCGGAACCTGCATCACAGTAAAGCGGACCTTCATGCCGTGAAAGAACAACTCTTTGGATTCGCCAAGATCATGAGGAAAATTGATAGCGTTGCTCATCACCCAAGCCTTAGCGTGTTCACTTGCGAACCGCCACGTAAAGGGATTAGTCGTCAAGGTCATTTGTAAACCTCCTTCAATTCGTCTAAATATTCCTGTGTCTGGCTCTCGCACAGTTAGATACAAAGAAAGCCCCCGACTTCACCCAATAGTCAGGGGCTTACTAAGAAGATATGAAAGTAACCTTTAGTTTTAAAGTTTACTTTGTGTAAACGGTCGAACAACTCGACCGGAGTTACTACTGTTTTGCTTCACACATAGGGCAAATATACAAAGACTCATGATACTGACGTACAGCATGTGCATCGTCGAAGGAGTACCACAAGTGCATATCCGGTACGGATTCAGTAACACAAGTATTATAACGGAACCACGCAGAGTTAACCAGTACACGCAAGAGGCAGTCTTCAAAGTAATCAGAACTCCCGCCGGAATGGTACAACTCGATACGTATAGTGGTCAAACGATTTACCGATTTAGCACGTTCAACACACGCCTCATACCCATTGGCAAGACTACGGATAGTCTCGATGTCGTCACACTCACGAATAACAGCCAAGAGGGTTGTATTCATGGCAGGAATGAGCGTATGGGTTTCTTCAGGAAGGTCATACACGATACCCATAGGAATCGTGTTGTTCATAAGACCCTGCTCAAGAAAAGCCATGCGGTACAGTACCCTGTTAGTAGTTTCCACTGCATTGTCAATAAACAATTTCAGTTCCTCGTTAGTCATAGGCATAATAATTCTCCTGTTAAAGTTGCCTTATATAAAAACAGGTGGGCCTCATTGGGGGTGAGATGCTGTATGGAGTGATTACAGTGCCCACCTGTCTTTATATAAGGCGGGGAAGAAATTGTTAGACAACCCTTCCCCGACTTAAAGGAGAAACCAAACTACCTCTTATCAGAGTCCGTCAGTTTGACTGATATCATGCCCTTAGTTGCCCACCTCATATTGACGTATCGGGGATAACATAGCAGGACACTTTGCATCTAGCCTATCTGGTTTGGTCAGACAGGGCTAGGCATCCGGTAACTGATAAGAGTTCCCTATATGGCAGATTATACTAGTGTTTGGGTAAACCATCGTTCGTGACTACTTGCATGTTAGTATGACCAACACACCGCACAACAACAACACCATACGTTGTAGCCGTTAAAGCACACTTGTAAAATCCCGCCATGTATACATGTTGGTACGGTTAGTAAATAACTTTCCATATCTCCCATGTATCCAGTAATCTTATAGCTTTTATTGGTTTGATAGAGCTATGCAGGAACCATTTATGGG